TCTAAATCACCGTAGTCCGCCGCATTGGCGGGGCTATCGAACGTGAAGTAGTCGATGGTTTTACTGTTGGTATAACTTACAGTACCGCCGATAAAGACACCCTGGGTGCCGTCGGACGTTCCACCACCGGCCTTACGACTCGCCGTTAACTGGCCGAATGATGCAGCGTTACCCCCCACCGCGGTATCGAAGTAGAACATCAAACTCGTGGCCGACGAATTATAACCACCACCTGTTACGGCCTGAGGTCGACGCCGCCGACATATTTCCCCCCAACGATACTGTGAAGGTGGCAAAGTCATTGGCTTCTGTCTGTTGGATCGGATCCAGAACGGTGACGCCCATGGCGTAGTTATAGTCCAGAGTTTCATATCCGCCGATCAGATAAATGCGGCTGTTATCCGACGTGGCCGTCCCCTCCTCCAGCTCCTTACTCAGGTCCGAATAACTGGCGACTGTGCCAGGTGTGGAGAGCTGACACTGGAAGATGGTGCGGATACTGTCCCAGGTATCGGTATCATATCCGCCCACAAACAAAGCCACATCCCCCACCGACGACCCTTGTGCCCAGGCTACCGACAATCCACTGTCACCGTAGATCGCCGCTAACGCAGGTGTCCCTAACTGGATGTAGTCAAAAACCGTACGGTTCCAGGTCGGACCATACCCCTCCCCGGTGTTAAAGACGGCACGGTGACCATTTGACGCGGCCACCGCTTCAGATCGGGCATAAATCAAGCTACCGAAATAGCCCGTGTTGCCCGGTGTCGCAATATCGATGATCTGGATCAAATCCGTGTAATCATTGCGAAACCCGACATCGTCCCCTCCGATAACATACCCACGTGGTCCATGAGGAGAGGGTGTATCGGGTAGGGCTGATATGGGCACTTCAGGGGCTTGAACTGTTCCGGTGGGGGTGACCGTGATCCCCTGGAGGTTAGTTGCTTCGGCCGCCTCGGCATGATATGTGTACTTGATTAAATGTCCAGCATCATCCATCATGACGGCGCGGTCATAGTCACGGTGAATCTGAACGATGCTGCGCATAAAGTTACCAACGTACTCAATGACCGTACCGTGATAGGGACCGAACACCTTGACCGAACCATTGGGGTACATGCACATACAACTATCCGCATACGTACTGACCCCTACCACGTCCGTCTCGCCCTGCGGGCCGTACGCAAAGTTACCCGCAGTATACGCAGTTAACGTAGCATCCACCCCAATGACATAGGTCCTTTCACCGAATATCTGAATAATATCCGTCCACGCTTCTACCTCGGCGAAGGTACCATACGTATCAACCCCATGCATACTGACACGTCCAGTGGCATGAAGAACGGCCAGATAACCTTTCCCTGCCGCCACCTTCACCGCATCCGTAATTCCACTGACTGACGCCGCAATCAGGTCACCCTCCGTAGTGCTGATCGTAACGTCAACGCCCCCGTCAGAGCGTACCACGACCGGTGTGTTCTTATAACTGTAGTAGCCGATCGCGATATCAACCGCATCAGTGTGCACGACTTGAGTATCTTGCTTATCGACTATGAGGTCGGTCCAACGGACATAACCGTTATCAAATAACCCTAGATAACAGTCATCATAATCCTCGACCTTAACGAGGTTCCCTTCGCCAAACCCTCGTGAAGCGGTAGGGCTGTTCCGATAGTAATTATCCCCAAAACTAATCAGGGTATTATCGCTGCGTAATGCATAGCCACATGCTGCGTCGACCTCCATCGCGACTGCATCAAACACCCCAGCAAAACCCACACCGTCCTGCTGCCACGCCGAAATGATGCTACTCAGGACTGTAGTCCCATACACTGTAATCGCACCAGAAGCATGGCGGATCATAGCATTACGGCGCCCGCCGGCCACCTCCACAGCATCCATAATCCCCGCGGCGTTAATATCCGCAGCAATATCGTAGTCATCCGACCCTGCCGCCACAAAAGCTTTGACGGTCCCATCCAGGTACATGATGATGTGGACACTAGCGGCGATAGCATAACCTCTAACATTCTGACGATCAGTGTCAGACATCAAAGCGTATGCAGATGTTGGCGAGATCGTGTCATAGATCGAGTTAAATTCAATGCTGTTATCGCTGTACTGATAGATGCTGAAGGTATCGCTACGATATAATTTAACAACTCCGGTCACTTCGGCTTCACGGGCTAAATAGGCTTCAGAGACAATCCCATACGTTGAGCAGGTTCCCCCTTCATGCAGCACTGTGGTATGAAAGAAACCGCCACAGATAGCAATCGCGTCCGTAATGCCTGCGTTATTCACCCCAGAGATTTCACCATACCAGTCGGCACCAATTGCGTGAACGGTCCCGTCCAGAAAGACCATCAAGGCGGCATCGTAAAAACTGGCGTTAACATACGCTACATTCTTAAACCGTTCAAGGCGGTAATCATTGACGTTAAATTGGCCGCTGGTTCCAAGGAAAGTGACCTCACCGGCGGTATCCAGAACCAACACCAAATTGCCCGTACAGGACGCTGAGATCATTGCTGGAACACGCCCCCATCCCAACACCGCATCTTGCGCCCGGACGTTATAATCTTCAGCAAAGGGTTTGATGTAACCATCATCGTCGATGAAAACAATCCCTTTCTCATCACTGGCGACCGTTTTGCTCTCCAAGAACGTATACACGGGGTCTGGTACGGGCTCCGGTGGCACCTCGATCGCTTCCTCATGCGGGTTAACGTACGTATGAAGTGCCGTATCCAACAGCAGGTGATTATCCATGTCCTGCACGTGCATCGACCGCTTCGCCAGTACGAGATAATGGAGTTCCTCATAGTCAAAGGTGACATAGTAGCGCCCGTCGCGGAATTCTCGACTAAACCGAACATCCAATTGGTTGTACGGCGTCAACCCTTCAGCCTCCATGATCGCTGCTTCTAGCAGCAAGACAAATGCTTGCGTCCGTGGGGCCATGCGAGCAAAACGGGGATCCAGTGAATCAACTAAAACGTAGTCTGGGAAAACCGCCGACAGTAACGTCATGCCGATCGCGTTGTCAAGGCCGCCTATAACCGCCAGAGAGAGCGATTTGTAAATAAAGGTAGTCAGCTCCAGGTTTTTCTGAACGTCGCTGAGATGCGCGTTATAATCGTCTGGTAGCCCTTCCCGTACCATCCGGTTGATCTGGTGGTAATTAACCGCTGGGCTATAGAGACCAGCCTCCACTTCCTGGTTCGGAATCGCATAAATATCCCAGTCGGGGATAACAATGAATTCTTGAGCGTTAAAGAGTTCGGGAAAGACTTTCGCCCACTGGCTGCGTGTATAATCGCTGTTATCCAGAATGTAGTTTTGTAACGCCGCCCGAATAGTGGATTCGGCTGGGGATTGCGTCCCCCACACCAGGATCGTCCAGGTGGTTGCAAAGTTAACTAGGGGTTGTTCAACCAGCGTCAGATTGAAAAAGTGGGCGGTATACTCCCGGGTCGTCAGCAAGGTTTCGGGGTACTGCGCACGGGTTAAGCGGATCGCCATTAAAACATCCACTAAGGGGGCCGCGGTAAAAGTATCGGCTGTATAGCCCGCCATTTTGAGATAAAACGTATTCAGGTCTTCATCTGGCGGAATCACCGCCGTAAGGAAGGCGGGAAAGGTGGCGATAAATTCCGCATTGGAAAACCACAACGCAAAGGCAAAGGACTGACCGGTGAGGCTAGTAAAGTTGAAGCTCAGGCGATTGATGAACCGCTGTTGCCCGATCCCGGTAGCGACTACCTCGCTGAGGGCGAAGTTACTATAGCCATTCGTGTATCGGTTAATCAGATCCAATTTCAGCTGCGCGGCGGTCAAGGGCAAGATGCCCGCATCGGCAAGATTTTGCAAATACAACACCACGTCAAATACCGCATCCACCGCTACCTGTGGCAAGGTGACGTACTGGTCATCTTGATCGCGGCTAATAAATGTGATGAGTTCGTATCCCTCATACGACTCACTGGCGTAGCGGCCCTTATCTTGCGCATAGGTGCGGGCAATGGGTGAGAGTTCCCCCACCGGCGCCACTGTCGCCGTGGTATTGTCGACCCAATCGGCGATCTCGATAAAACCATTGACGGTATACATAACAGGCTCCATGGAGACATAATTCAGGGTGCCGGGAAAGGGGGTTACCCCCTTCCCCAGCGACCGGTTTAAGCGCCGGACGTGCCAGCCAACGACGCGGTGGCCGACCGCAGATTACCATAGGGTGTCGCATTTCCAGGGGTGGTCGGCAGAATCACGCCGATATTATCGACGGGAATGGTGGTTGCACTGCGCCCGCCAGCGAACAGAACACGGGTAGCATTGTGCGCGGCCGCATTGCCATCCACCGCCACCGTTAAGTCGCCGAAGTCGGTCGTCGCGCCCGGAACGGCAAAGGCTAGTTTGTCGATCGTATTAACCATCGTGCCGGTATTACCGCCCCCGAAGACCGCGGTGGTACCATCAGAACCCGCTGCCAGATGATCACGGGCAACCGTCAACAAACTGTAGGTGGCCGCATCCGCTTGGGTCAGGATGTCAAACGACTCCAAAGTATCAAGCGGTAGATTGGTCATCCCCCCGGCAATATACCCCGTCAAGTTGTTCGACGTGCCGGCGGCCCCGTAGCGGGCGGTGGCCAATGTCCCGAACGACACAGCATCCCCTGGGATCGCAATGTCAATCACGTCCAGGTGGTTCTGGTAGGTGGTGCTATAGCCTCCCCCGAAGACCGCGTAGCCACTACCGGAAACCGCGGCCATCTCTCGACGCCCTTGCACCAGAGCCCCAAACGTCTGCACCAATGCCGGCAACACATAGTCGAGGTACTCCAAACTGGAGACCGCCGTTTCGGTTTCACTGACCCAACCGCCCCCGAAGACACCGCGGGAGCCGTTGGTACTCGCGACCAACTGCTTGCGTTCGACAGTCAGTGCACTGAAGGAGACGGCATCCGCCAGTTGCGTCAAGTCGATGGCGTCGATATTCGGGGTGAGTGCAGTGGAGCTCAAGATACCTGATGCGAAATAACCCACATCACCAAAATAGGTGACGGTGGTACCTGTGCCGTCCCCGCTGGTATCCAGGATCAGCACGTTATTGACATCCTGATCACTCAGCGTGGCTTTGGTTAATACCAGATAAAGTACGCTGTCGTAGAAAAACGAAATATACACGCGGTCATCGCGGATGACACGGCTAAAGCCGGGCGTTAACTCGTAGCTGTCGTCGGCGACTTCGGCTTGTAACAACGCTTTGTTCAGCAAGACGACCCACTCACGGGTAATGCTACTCATTCGGTTGAACTCAGAGTTGGTCGTTGGGACGACGATATAGTCGGTCATCACCTGGTTTAACCGTTCCATCCCCGCCCGGTTTTCAGGCCCACCGGCCGTCACCAACCCCAATGATTTGTACATGGACGCGGTAACCACGACCGTGAGTTGCAGTTGTGCTTCGTTCGCCAGATACTCAGCAGGTAACCCATTCCCGAGCAGGCGGTTGATTTGCACGTACGACAGCTGGGGACTGTACAGTCCGCTGACCAGTTCCTGGTTCGGAATCGCATAAACATTCCACCCCGGGACGATCACAAACTCCGTCGACAAGAACAGGTCAGGGAGAATCGGCGTCCACTCCGCCCGGGTGTGGGTGCTATTATCCAGAATGTAGTTTTGTAAGGCGGTGCGGATAACATCGATGTTATCGCCTGCCACCCCCCAGTTCATGTAGGTCCATACGGTCGAAATAAACGGGGTACCCGGTGCATTGACGAAGTACGCGTTAAACTCAAGCCCAGCTGACAATGTTTCCGGATACAGGCCACGGTTGGCTTGTACTAATGCCAGGGTTTCCGTCACGGTGCGCGGTACGTATTGCGTTTGGACCGCCGCCGACAGCTGGTTATAGAAGGCATCCAGATCGGCCACCGGGGGGATGACCGCGATAGAGTATTCCGGATAAGTCGTGGCGAATTCAGCATCCGTGAACCACAGGCTCACATCTTGAGTATCGGTGCCACCGGTGACGTTAAAGCGCAGACGAATAGGGAGACGGTAGCCGGTGACAGCCTCTTCAACAATGGTCCCGACGTCGACGTTAGCGACCTGTGTGCCAAAGGCGCCGATAATCGCGGCAGCTAAGTCCGTTTCCGTATCGCTCAGAGTGCCGGCCACCGCATGGCCACGTAGCCAGTGGGCCAGATTGAGCACCACGGAGATCACGTCCACGGGCGCCGTCACGACGCCGGTGGCGTCTTCACTCATAAATGCCAGTAACCGTACACCGGGATAGGTGTCGTCACTGTAGATCCCTTTGTCTTTAGCGAAGGTGCGTCGGATCGGGGCTAGTTCACCGAAACGTGCAAGTGCGTTACTGGCGTTATCTTCCCACCCCGGCAGTTCGATAAAGCCCTTTAAGGTATACATAGGTCGCCCCTCTTCTTTGTGACCGCTAAAGTATGATTCTAGTTTAAGCGTTTACGCCTAAGCTTGATCGGTGGTTTACACCGGTTAACTGAGGTAAAAAGACCCTCAAGATCTATATAATCAGGCCCCACAGTAAGCAAATATCCGACGGTTCAGGCTGTCAATAGTTGGAGTGATGTAGATGAACAACTTTATAGGCTCACTGATTCGGTTTGTCGTGCTGTTTTTACCGTTTATAAAAGAAGCCTATACGAACCGTAAGGATACGCAGTTTGGGCGGAAAGAAACCAATCCGTTTAGCATGCTGATGTTGGAGGGGACGCTGTTGTTTCTCTTCTTTGCGTATATGTCCTTTTTTGCCTTTACCGTTAATCAGCAGAATGTCCGGGTCCATGCTGAATTGGCGGCACTGACGCATCAGCACGATAAAACCCTGCAAGCGTTGGATTACGCACGGGCACTCGGTGAACAGACCGAAGACCGCTTACTTGTGATGACTGATTTGCTAGAGCAATACCGCTTAGCGTTGTCAGTCGAGCAAGAACGGGGGGCTGAGCTGGTGATCTTAGTAAAAGATTTAAAACGTCAACTCGGTCAAGGGGCCGTGGCACCTCTACCGGTCCCTAATCAAGGGTATCGCCGGGCAGAACCCGGTGCTGATGTTAACCGGTTATTACGCGATATCGACTAAAATTTAAGACAAGGTTGTCTATTATGTTTATCAATCGTCACGTCGTCTGGATAGTGTGTGTTGGACTAACCGGGTGTAGTTTCCCGAATGGAGCGTTGTATGAACCTGATCCTAATGCAGTGTTGAACAACTACACCTGGATTCATGTTGATCAGCTAAATACGGCCGGGGCAGTGGACGATCGGTGTCGTGACCTACTACGTCCCACGGTCCCCCCCTTACCCGAGAAGCCGGTGATCCCCCAAGACAAACTGCATGACCGGGATTACATTCAACGTCGTTTAATTACGCATATCAGTGAATTACGGAGCTACATTCGGGCGCTGTCACATGAACAGGAAGGGTTGCTGAAGAAGATACGGCGGGAATGTCTAAGGCCTGCACCGCTTAACGTAAAACGCGATGGGGCAGGCCTATCTAATAGTCAAGCTACGAAGCACTGAAGAAAAAGGATTCCGCATGACCGCCACTGCACGCTATGCTGTTATTTATACGGATGGGGGCGCCCGCCCGAGCCACGGCGTTACCGGCATCGGGGCGCACGGGTATTTCTATACCCCCGTGTTACAGAAAAAAGGGATCGGCGCGAATGGGTTTACCGCCACCCCGTTAGGGTATCGACTGGAAGCGGCTAAGATCGAAAAGCAGCAAGGTGAACCTAATGATGATAAAGAAAAGGTTTGGCGCCGCAGTTATACCGCTGACGTTAGTCAACTGACCCCACCGGACGTGGATACGTGGGGTGCACTGCAGGCGCTCTTTACCGAGGCACAGACCCCGTTAGCGGCGACAGAGACGGGACTGCTGCCACAGGTTACGGTCACGTCTTACGTGGATCTGTTCCTCGCAGGGAGCCGTGAAGGCACCAATAATACGGCGGAGATTACCGCCGTGATCGAAACCATACGTTTTGCGATAGCGGAAAAGATTACCGTGCTGGTGCTCCGTCCCGATAGTACCTACGTAATCAATGCCATGCGCAAAACACCGCAGGAACTGGCCGGCGTACCCAATAGTGAACTCCTGTTGGAGATGAAGGCATTAATCACCACGTATTGTGAGCACAACACGCTATTTATCAGTTGGTGTAAAGGCCACTCATTGAGTCCGGGTAATAAACAGGCGGACCAGAACGCTACGTTGGGTATTATCAATAACCAGGGTGATATCGCCTTGTGTCGTACCCAAGCCCAGTGGTTAGTGAGTGAGGCGGCCAAATACTGGAACCCTGATCGGATTGAAACCGGGCTGATTGATCAGCCGAAATGGTATTTCACCAGTCGCCAGCGGGAACTGCCCAAGGTGGGAGACTACTATGTATTGACCTTGGGCAACCATGACAGTAAAGAAGACGCCCAGGTGGGGAAACTACTGAGTACGACCAGTGCGGCGGTCATTTACACCAAAACGGTCGATGATATATTTAACCAAGTGCTGGCACGCCAGCACAGTCGGCTGATTGCGGACTTTGATCGTATCGTCCCTCGGGGACACCATAGCCCCCAGTGGGATGATTACGAGACGCTGTTCTACGTCCGGTTAGATGAAATCTTTCCACCCAAGAACACGCAGTTGATTAAGCAGAGTCAAGGTGAAGCGTTGGTCTTTGGGACAGGTAACCTTAACCTCTCGCTGATGGATCAAAAGCCGGTGAGCACGCATCTCCACCCGCCGCAGTTAGCACGTCGTGCCTTTGATCATTTCATCGCGATGGATGAACGGTTGCAAACCATTCGAAACGAGGGGGAACAGTCAAAGTTCTTTGCATTTACGGATATAACTGACCGTTTCTTTGAGACGACTGTGGTTAAAGAGAAACCGGTTACCCGCGTGGTATTGCCCGCCACGACCCACCATCTGGATATTCCGTGCCACTACTACCCGACCGGACAGCAAGACCGAACCGAAGGTAATGTACGGGTATGTGTTGGATTGGATCTACCGGCCCGTAACCTGTTTGGTCGAATCAAAGACCAACAGCCGACTGTTACGCTCGTGACCTGGGCAGAAACACCAATCGTGATTCGGTATGCGACCTACATTACGTGTGCCGAAGGTTATGGTCTATGGGAATCTCCGTTTTCCAACATGCGGTTTAAACAAACTTAAGGCAAGGTGATAACACATGAAAACACATCTACATGCGCATTGTAGTGATGCGTCGCGTCGATTATCGACACGGCTCGCCGTGGCGGTGATCCGGTCCATGTTGTGTTGGGTGTCGGGGCAAACGCAACGCGCCATGTATATCGGCTCGCTTTACGGTGTTCTCAACCACACGTCAGACCCTAAGCCCGACGCGCTACAACGGATTGTGGATGCGTTGAAACTGAGTCAGACACAGGCTGCGTTACAGTGGCCGGCGGCCATCCATGCCACTTTGTGGTATGGTGAGAATATTGAAGTCGCCATTGATGAACTCTGTCACGGTAAAGATCTGGAAAGTGTGATGCGTGAACCGGAAGGGCGGGAGTGTTTAAAACGGTTATTTATCGAACGGTGTCCCGATTGGTTTCGCTATGGCCGCGCTGACGACATGCGGCGCGATCTGGATGTTCTGCTGGACCCCGAGTTGGTATTGGCCTAAATGCACGAAACGGCATAGCCAGAGAGGAGGGGCACCCCTCCTCTCTGGCGTATGTCGATCATTTCACAAATTTCTTTAACAACGCTTCATTATCCTGAAGCGCCACCGCCAATCGCTTACGGTTATAAAGCAGGATCGCCGTCATCGAAAAGAATACATCCGCTTCCTTGAACAAGGCCGATAGCATCTGATGGGTTTCTTTTGAGACCGGCACGGGGTCATAGGCATCTTCGATCTGTTCGACCAACAGTTTCGCATAGGTCACGAACGTGGTCATCTGTTGATGGACCTGTTCTGTTACTTTAAGGGTACTGCGATCGGACAGCTCGTTCATCTGTAACAGCGCATCGCGATACTGGCCGACATTCATAACGATGGCCCCGAACGGTTGCGTGGTGTGCTCGGTGTTGTCGAAGAACGGCTTCAATGCTTTCTGCATCGTGACCGTGTCGGGATAGTTGAAACGGGGCTGGGTGCGGTTACGAAACTGGTCTGGGTCGTTATTCAACGACCCCATCCACTTGATAGCGTCCGTAATAAACGCCAGCCCTGACTCGATATAGCGGCCCGAATCGGTCAGTACCTGAACGTACTCGTACAGGTTACCCGTAAACCCCAGCGGCACATAGAACTCTTTATCTTTCAGCTGCGAATAGGTGGCGCTATTCAGATAACGCACCATGCGGTGGGTGGATGAAAACAGGCCTTTAATATATCCGGTGAACGTGTCCGTCGCGTTGAAGGCCTGAGTGACACCAGAAAAATAATCGGACAACCCCTGAGTGGAGATTTCCAGCGGTCGCTGGATGCCATGCTCGGCCCAGGTAACATGCCGGTCCAAAGTGGTGACCAGCGGCAACAGCGTAGACGTTTCAGTCATGGATATAAATCCTCACGTTAATTTAAACTAGCAGCACACATTATTTAGGAGAGCACACAGTGTTTTTAGTAACGACATGGAGTATACCTAATGTCATCTGATCTTGCATCTGTAATTACCCCGGCGGACGATGTACGTCCTAGCCTTAATGTCGGTGGCCTTTTTGATCTTATCACCGGTGACTATTTACCGGGCGTTCATGGTAACTCGATTGTTAATGGCGGCATTTCACGCACCACGGGGGTCGCCGCACGTGGTAACATGGGTAAAACGACGCTCATCGAGTTTTTAGGTGGGCGGGCGTTGCATCGCTATAATGGCAGTCAGTTGTTGTGTTACGATGATGAAGATTCAGGGGCGATCAATCGTAAAAAAGAACTCTATTATCACCATACGGGGGATGAAGAGTACGAGCTGAAGTTTCAAACGAATGCGTATATCTACACCGACATGACCAAGTATACCGGTGATGGTATTTTCCACCAGATGAAGCTCTGGCGGGATGGACGGGTAGCGGATGCTAAAAAGATCACCCGGACGGCGCCCTTTGGCAACGAAGACACTGACGGTAAGTTGGTACCGATCACCCAATTTACACCGGCGATCATTTTGCTGGATTCTATCTCCATGATGATGTTCAGCTCATTAGAGAAGATGCATACCGACAACAAGGTCGGTGAAAGCGGCATGAACATGGAGGCCGCACGGCTGGGGGCGGCGAAAACACAGATGCTGAATCAGCTCCCGTCGGTATTAGCGATTGGGCAGATGTATGCCTTGATGACGGCACATGTGGGTGACCGTGTTGAACTGGAACTCTTTCCGACCAATAAGAAGAAACTCAGTTTCATGGGTAACTTATCGCTGAAGTATTGCCCGGAACGGTTTACCTTCATGACCGCTAACTTCTGGTTAGGGGTGCACATGGAGATGCTGAATAACAAGTCCACCAAGGCCCCGGAGTACCCGCGCAATGAGATCGAAAACAAAATGGCGGGTGCCACCGACTTACAGTTGATCACCTACCGTCAGCTACGCGGGAAAGGGGGCTCCTCCGGCATCAATGTCGATCTTGTGTTATCACAGGAGGAAGGGATTCGGATCGACTTGACCAGTTTCCACTATCTGCGTAAAAACTACAACTACTGGGGCTTAGGGGGGTCACAGCAGTTTATGGAAGTCGATCTGTACCCTGGTAAGAAATATCAACGGACGACGATCCGTACGGAATTGGATAATGACTATAAACTGCAAAGTGCGATTCACATCACCGCCCAACTGTGTCAGTTAACCCATGAAAAACTCGCGTACTCGCGTGAACTCCTGGTGACGCCGAAAGCGATGCGTGATATCTTAACCCGCCGAGGGTATGACTGGGATGTGTTGCTGGAATGTCGTTTCTACTGGGTCCATTTAGAGGATGAGGCTGCCAACCCCCGTAAAGAGCTCTCGACGGAAGACCTGTTGAAAATGTGTAAAGGGACATACGTCCCTTATTGGATGGACGCCGCGGCCGTACCCAAACATGCGCGCACGCCGTTGGATCAGCTGCCGGCCACTAAAGAGGATGACTAACCGATGGCTAGTAACTTACTAGCCTTAATGCTGTATCGTTTGGAGCAGCGGTGCGTAGGCGCCGCTACTCTGCTAAATGAACGCATTAAGGCCCAAGGGCGGGATATCGATGAGTTCAACGATCGTCCGTACGAGGAGCAGATACCGGTGCTCAACTATTCACTGAGACGGCTCCTGAAAGATAAGGGTCCTCGGGGGGTTGATGCGCGTGAAGCGTTAGATGACCGGCTGGTTGATCCCCACTTGTGGATGATTGAAGTCAGTCGGTTTGTTCTTCCTGTGATCGTGGAGTTGTATGTCAATGAATCCTTGTGATGATCTTTGGGTCTGTGAGGACGATAGCTACTTAGAGAGTGAGATTTGGGGTCACCATATCGAACTGCCGCAAAAGCGGATCTACCAACCGCCGGTTAAACACAACACTTTGGAAGAAGCTGCTGACGCCTATGCTAACCGGCTGGTGTTTTCGGGAAGTCGTGATATTTGGTGCCTGAATACGATCTATGGGATTTTGGATGCCGGGTTGCGTGAGTTTGATCGAGAGGACACCCTCATCGTGATTGGGGGCGCATCGGGGGTCGATGCAATTATAGAGGAGTATTGTCGCACCCACGGCTGGTCTTATTGGGTGGAGCGGGCCGATTGGAACGGGTTGGGGGTTAAAGCGGGGATGATCCGTAATGTCAAGATGGCGGACATCGCCACCCATATCGGTATTTTCTGGGACGGTTTTTCTCGCGGCAGCGGACACATGATGAAGCTCGCCGCCCATCATGAGGAGGCGCGGGGCGTCGTCTATTTTATAGTCCGTATGCCCATCACGTGGAGTGAATACCATGGCACTTGTCAATCGTCAGAAAACGCAGAACTACCTCCTGGAGTGGATTGAGAAGCTCTTTCCCGGCACGGGTAACCAAGCACGCATGGCCGCCCAGTTCAACCGGATGACCGACCGTCAGTTTGACGACTACATGGCCCGGTTAGAAGCGCGTACCGAAACGCTGCGGGTAACGCTCCCTAACTTCAAAGGGATGTCCATCGATAAAGACTTAATGCGGACCGCATCAGTGGCGTTAGGGCGACCCATCTGGCAGAAACTCCATCTGTCCGATAATGCGACCGGTATGATCTATGAGACCCCGAAGCCTTATCCTGTTCTGCTCTTGCCTTTGCGCGCCCAGGAACAGATCCTGGATAAGAAGAAAAACATCCCGAAAGATAACAAACACATAGATGACCTAAGTGCCCAGGTGACCGGTAAATCGAAAGCCTCTAAGTTGTCCAACCCTGAACTGCAAATGGTCTTTGCCCAGAAGATGGATAAAACCATTATCGAGATGTTAAAGTTCCGTGGGGGTGACTTAGACGCGATGCGGGCCATGAATAAGATGATCGCTGAAACGGGTAACTTCCGTCAATCGTTTTATCCCATGGATCGGAGCCGGCCGAAGTCCGTCGAAACCGCTTCGACGTTGATGTTCGGAATGCACCTTAACAATAACTTTTAGTCAGGATGCTAGCTAGCATGGAATTGGATTCGACACTACTCACCACAGCGTTAAAAGAAACCCGCGCCTTCTTGATGGGAGAGGCCAAGTTGGAATTAACCTTAACGGCTAAGGTTTATAAACAACAGCCGACTAATCGTGCAGCGGGTATTTCCATCGAAAAATTGCTGCAGGAACACGGGAGCCTGATGCCGATCACGCGCTGGCTGACCATCATGCGCCGGTACCCGCCGGCCTTTTTAACCAAAGAGGTCGCGAGTGCCTGTTGGGAGGAAGTGTCCGGTTATGCTGAAGTCGTGACGGCAATCCCCACCATCACCTATATTCCCTTTACGGTGATGCGGACGGATCTGAATTATCGTGATTTTAAATCACAAATGATTCTCGGCTATAGCCGTAATGTGCGCATCGCGGCGGGCGAAGAGCGTGATCAGTTTTATGGTCGTCTGGCCTCTTCGGAAGAACTCTCGACGGTTATCGCCTTACATCCGTGGATGGTGGTACATCTGATGATTTACCCACTACTGCAGCAGATGTTGATTGAGTTGGCACACGTGCTGGAACATCAGACACACCAAGCACAGTAGGAGCAGGTGAAGATGAATCTTATTGGCGAAGACTCCCATCTGTTGATCGAACTCGATTGTTTGCTAGATACCCGGCTAGGCACTCTGGCGCTGCTGGATGAAGAGGCGGCGGCGGGGCTGTTGGGTCCACGGTATACTACCCGGGCTTCAGACAACTGGTCCTTTCTCACCCATGGGAAGGTGAGTAACGAAGCATTCGCCGAACGGTACCGGGCACGGGACCATGCTGTCCTCGAAGCCTCACGGCCCACGGACCTGATCGCCCACCTTCAACCGATGCTACGTAAACTTGAACAAAACGGGTTTAACGAACCCGTAACCCAAGACCTTACCTTACAAATCAACTATTACCCCTACGTCTTATCCGCACGGGAGCAGCACTTTATTGCGGAAGTGATGTCATCGCATTATAGTGCACCGTACACCACGATCGAAATGGTCAGTATTCCACCCGAAGCGCTGACCCCCAAACGGTTGCGCGATGAATACAGTTTGGTCGTGGTGTATGATTTTAACCAATGGCTTGGTTTACACATCGAGGCATTAGCCAAACAACCGACACCAGCCACTTATATGGTAGCACCTGCTCTGGATGCGACCCTCGCTACGAAACCGCAGGTCTTCTATGGGGTTGACACGCCCGTGCAATCTAATCCGTTTGCGGCGCTGGAGTTGTTTATGGCGGAGTTTATCGCCCTGGCGATTCATCCGGTGGCGGAATTCAGTTTGATCGATTTATCCGGCATAAAACATAAACCGCAGGAAGGATAATCCTTCCTGCGTCTATTACGCAAGATCCGGCGGAATGATTGCCGCGGGATCGGAGCGGATAAGGCGTTCGCTGGACTCGTCGGGTTTTGTCGGTAAGGTAACCGCCCCGTGTTCACGGTAGTCCTCAACCATGTCGTCAAAACTACCGCGAAAGTCCCGCCCCATATGGAGGCGGTCGGGATTGGCATCGGTAATATCCGGAAGGTCCAGTTCGGGGACGATCACCTCGGCAGTCGCGTCAATCACCCGGCCGCTAGGGGACATATTCTCCCGCATTTTCTCCAATACCTGACGGGCCATTTCCTGAACCATCCGATCGGTAATCTTACCTTTCTCTTCGATGCCCAACCGTTTCATCTGGACGAAGTTGGTATTGATGGCACCGTTGAGCTGAAGCATCAACTTTAAGGCATCGGGGTCTTTAGCGATCTCCTTAGCCGGGTTCTGGTCGGCAAAGTGTTTAAACACTTCAGCCAGATACTCATTGGCAACCTGGACCTGATCTTCAGCCGCCGCCGATGTCTGTAATTCTGTATTCATATCTGACATCATATACCTCCATGAACGTACGTCCAATAAATAGTTTTTCAGTCCTATACTATCATTGTGAGATGCTAGGTGTAAGGAGTTAACTGTGTGGTTTACAGACTGGCGTCGTCGACGTCGCCATCGGCATCTATGTCGTAAATTTCTTGCTCGACCACTGCCACGGACACCGGAAGAGCTTTCCGGATACGTACAGGCGTTATTGCAGCTACACGCACAATTGTCGGGGATACACTTTGACCGCTACTCGCCCCGTCGAGCGGAACAACTCCAGTTTTCGACACGGGCACGTACCGTGCCGGAGCTTCTGCCTAGCCTGACTGATTTCACCGAACAGTGTAGCCGGGGTGACTATCCACCCAAACCACGTCGGTTTCCTCGACGTGAAGCGATCACGGTATCTTTGGAATACTTTCTACAAGACGATGCCCACCATAACTTACCCCCAGAAGGAGTTTATCATGACCTAATCAAAACTTTGTCAGCGTTAGCCCCATACCTCGATAACATCGTTATCGCACGGATGGGTTTTACTACTGTGAGCACTGCACTGTGTGCGACGCATGCACTGTTGCAGTTACTCAACTAAACAGGACTCGTTATGTCAAGGATCGTGAAAGCGCTCCTCGATGACCCCGATAAGCGCGTCAATGAAGCCTGTGATGTATTCACTCGGCTATGGCGTACGATCATAGGGGATCTTGGAATGAACATGGCCATGTGGCAAACCAAGATGAACCAGTTTCTGAATGACCCTGCCAGCCGTTTGTCGGCGCAAGGTAAATCCAGACGACGTGATCGGGGCAACATCGTTAAGCAACTCACCAGTAACCGTATGACATGGGGTGGCTTTCTAATGGCTATCCATTTCGTCAACCCGCTACGGTCTAAACTCATCATCCTCAACGAATGGGAGCATGGCACGACGGTGCACTCAAAAGTCATCTACGATCGAAAGAATAAAGAAGGATTAGCTACCCTTCCTTTTGAGGTCGATATAGAGGGACTGACTGAAGTCGCCGAATCAGAACCCGGTGGGACCGACGGCGTGCCGGTCGTCAAGTTAAACAATAGTGGTATAGGTCACATCATCATCGATGGCATGACCTACGAGGTGAATCCGGAATTGGGCATGATCATCCCATCTGACTTCCAGATAACCTCAACTGATAAGTTTTAAGACCAAACGTTTGTTTTTAACCCTAAAGAAGAGAAGGGACCGACCCTTCTCTTCTTTTCATATTTTTACTGAATCTACTAGGGGAAATATCATGACATTGTCAAATGACGGCAACATGGATATACATCATTCCAATTCGGAAGAAAAGAGAACGGATACACTTTCGTTTGTACTCCATCGTCAATTGTCACCAAGACGATATGTCGATAAAACCGTGGTCACTATCGGCACCAAACGTATCGTTGGCCATCCGCTCGAAATTGATAAACAACTTACGGTAGAGATAACTGGACTGAATTCAGCTGGTGAGCAGGTTACCGTAAAATCTCTGTACTCTACATTGGGAAGTGAGATACCCAGTAGCGTGGTGAGTTTCCCTCGAACTGTCCGGATAACACTTAATGTTGAACAGGTGAAGGAGACAGCCAATGGACTTTGAAACCGCAATAAAGCGTTATGAGGAATATGGTTGTAAATTCAGCTGTAACCTCTATAACCTCGGACACAATACCCGGGTATGGGCTGAACGCATGGGCGTTACCGTGAATATTACCGATGATGTGCCGACGCCAAACAAGATGGTTCGCTATATGGATGAACTGTCTAAAGCAGGTGTCGTCGAGTATCTTCGAGAACGAGCCAAAGCACTTTATCTGGTCGTGCGTTACTATTTGGAATTGGCTGAAGGCGTCACCACCGGCACACGCCATTTGGGTGTCAGTTATCTGGTAGCTTATGCCATGTCGGCGATCTATACGGCGGAGAGTCAGGACCATGCCATCACCTGCTCATCGGACGAATTGCTTGGCGCGACCTATAACGCTGTTCTAGTGACAGGTATAACAACGCGCGAGGACATGGAACAGAATGGCGGTTTTCAGCAAGCCAAAGCACTATTCGAGAAAGCACTCGCGGCCCGCACTGCTTCAAGAGCTAAAAAAAGGAATGACCAATGATTAACGATTTCTTTGATTTCGATGCCGACTACGGTAATCGGTTTCTCAGGGAACGGGCGGTTAATGAAGCCGTTACTCGCCTTTTGGGTGTACCCAAAGAACAGGTGCTCGGTCGGGTAGAAGAAGTCGATTTCGATAGTTGTTTTACGGCCTGGGTTGAAGGTATCGATGAGACCGGGGAACATGTCATCGCTCCCACCACCTATAGAGCACGCGGATGGGATGTCCCTAATGAGGCTATCCCTTTCTTCCGCAAGCTTCGTCTTATTCCACGAGTCTAGTTGTATCGTAATCCATCCTTTAATAGGTGTCAATATGAAAGCACAACAACGCGGTACACGCGCCGGCTTCTTATTTCCAATCGATTTAAGTAACTGGTTACTCGGTTCTTACGATGATCCCGTAAAAGAAGATCGAATTGATCCACGCATCGCTATCGAGGCTAATGCTAAATGGCGACGTGAGAACCCCGATAAACCATTACGGGTTCTTGATGAATCATCGCGCTTTTCAGTACTTATGATGCAGTTTGAATGTAGCATAGGCGGTTATGACGACACGGGAGAGTTCGTCATTGTCCCAACTACTTGGGAACTGAAAGGTTGGGATGTTCCCCTCGAAGTAGTGCCCTTCTTCCGCGACTTGTTAATTCACCTACCTTTTAGTGGAACCGTTATTCGAATAAACTAGCATTCGTAACGCCCCGCGCGATCAACACGACAGTCGCAAGTAAAGTGCTTTACTCAGCGCGTTTTTTCAGCTAACACGTTATCCTCATAACCACGGGGTAATTAATATTGACTCTTGTTTGCTATAGACAGGGGAAACGCCCCTGTCTATAGCCTACTTATTTTTTTTTTTGCTTAAATGCTATAGTCAACCTTCCCAGGAGTTTGTCATGGCGACGAATAAAATAGCATCCTCAGTATTTTCGGCCGGACCGAAAGATGCGTTGTTAGCGCTGGATGTCTATGATACCGGCGACACCTTAGTTAAAAATGCGTTACCGGCGTTGTTATCCGATACCGGTAATGCGCTCTTCGAGGCTTTAGGGGATAAGCGCTTTGGTTCACTAGAAGGTATCGTCGGCATAGGCGAAGCCTTAACCGGAAAAGATCTGATTAAAATCGCAGGGGATATCCCAGGGATTGATATCTTAACCGAGACGGCACGACTACAAGGGTTACAGGACTTAGCCGAGTTGGGAAAACTGACCGGCATCAGTTCACTCGAAGCGGCAGGGCAGCTGGTCGCTGGGGATCTGGACGGGTTGGAGGCACAATTGTCTGAAATGACCGGAGGGCTTTCAGACAGTGTATTGGGGTCAGCGGAGGATCTCTACAAAGAGGTGCTGGGTGATTTAGCCAGTACGGTGTCCACAGTGACAGGGAACCGCGTGGTAATCGATGGCGAAACGATTACGCTGCGGGGAATCGATGCCACGTATGTCACCGGGGCCGTAGCCTTATTTAACCTGTACACCACACTGGAAAGCCAGAGTGATACGCAAACGGATCAGGCGACCCGACTATCGTTAGCACGACAAACCCTAAAGCGCGCGGTCTATACGGGTTCTACCACTCTGGTAACCAATGCGCTGGGCGCTATTACGGATGCGGACATTAAATTGATCGCGGTGACGGAAGCGATCAAACTGGCCTATACCCGGGGGTTCATTGCGATCTTAGAGCTTTTGGTTGATGCCATTTCCATTGAAACCACGCGTGTTTTGTATCCGACGTTACCGACACTGGTATTAGCCTTTTATCGATTCTATAGCGATATGGATCGGGCGGCGCGTGAAGCCGATCAGATAGCGTTACCCCTGCTGCTGGTAAAACTGAACCCTATGTGGGACCGTTCTACCCGGGGGACAACCACGGTCTTGAATCTAGCGCCTTTTATGGCCGCCAGTGAGGACGCGTTAACGCTTCTGTCACCCCTATCTGCCTACCGAATGCCCTGTGCCATCAGCGGGATGTATACGCAGCAACCGCTTTTATCCTGTTTTAATGCACTTTACAACACGACACTTTAAGGTCGGCATAACGTGTAGGAAGGGGGAACTCCCCCTTCCTACACACGATTACCATTCAACCGGTAGGCCTTGTACACTGACCTTAGCCATTGCCTCATCCCACAGTGTTTGCGTGGTCTGCATCACTGTGCCACCTTTACCCAAACTCCCCTCCTGAATGTTGAGATATTTAATCTCATAGACCCCTTGTGTTAAGGTCGCCTCTGAGAGTGTCGCGATCTTACCTTCCCGTAACACATTAACCAAAATCACCAAATCCGTTGTGGTGGCGCCGTTTATGGTGCGCTGCACATGGTGCGTAACCATGACCTGCGCGTGTTCTACCGGGAAGTAATACCGATAGACAGGCGGTTCCTCCAGCAAAAACCAGCGGTCTTTGTAGCCCGGATTATCGACGGTGATCACGTGCGCGTAATCTACACTGTACAGATGCAGTATAGGGTTATCGTCGGCACTCAGGCGACTCGGGTTGGGGTCATAGGGAAGATTAAAGGCTTCTAAGGCCAACTCCAGATAGCGGTAGACCTCAACGTGGGGAAGGAACTGTGAGATGCCATCCACCGTGTCGTTGACTCGCCGATATTCGGGTACTAGGCGACCGACCTTTCCCTTAAGACTCACGTACAGCAGGTCAGCCTCCCCTAAGTCCTCCTTGCTATCGATGCGGATCTTTTTACGCACACGTTCAGGGATATAGCTCAGACGCTCCAGAATGGCCACAGGGCTTATTTCTTGCGTAGAGCCTTCTCCTGCTATCACTTCAGCATAACGCGCTTCAGAGATAGGATAGAGGCGACTAGCGCCTATCGGCAAACCGTACGTGTGCTGACCGCGGCTGGTAAAGAGGTAGGTTCCGGGTGTAGCCTCGCGCCCATCGACCCAGGCGCTACCGCCCGGAAAGATCTTGATGGCCATCTCGATACTGGTGCGATGATCTTTGTAGTAGTTAAGGTCTTCATGGTACCGTACGACATAGATTTCGCCGACGATCTCCGGCACATAGCCGGTTTTATCCTTCGGTAGTACCCAGACTTCTTTTGTTTTATCGACATCCGGCAGTAGTTTCTCCGCCGGCTGGTACAGCTCCTCCGAGGTGATACGGTAGAGCGTCCACCGGATGGGTGATTCGCCATTGTAAAACCGATCAAAGAAGTTGCCAGTAATCGTCCCGTTGCCCGCAAAGCAATAGAGCACATCCAACGCGCAGGGCACACGCAATACCGAGCGGTTTTCACCCGGCATGGTAGTGTCCGGTACCCAGGGGAAAAACCGTTTGATGTTAGGTGCTTTACTGACATGGTACGCGTAGGGTTGGGTGTGGCGATCTTCAGGGGGGATTAAGGTTAGTTGCCGACGGATGGGTAAGGGCAGTGCGTCATAGTAGCCACTCACAGTACACCCCCTACCAGGTCACCGGTGCAGCCGCGCGGTCCATCTGCAAACGCTTCATCTGGCTCCGAAGGTCCATGATCATTTCATAGGACTGGTGCAACGATTCCGGATGCGTCTGCATCTCTTCATAAACCGCATGGATGATCTGGTGGTTAAAGAAATCTAATTCGTCCGCCTCGACCACCTGGTTCTGTAGCGACGGAGAAGACCATTTCCGCGCCACCGGCGCACCCCCCTCATTCACTTTATCATACGTGACCAGCGTATTGATGTAGCTCTCACGGCGTCCGCCCGACATCATCGGGGTCACCAGCGCACGAATAGAAAAACAGATGTTCTGTTTCGGATCTTTGATCTCTTGCTCCGTTACATACCCCAGCTCACCGGCGGGGCGGATACGGGCGATGATGGGTGTTACCCACTGCCCCATGCGATCTTTAGCGGGCTCGGCCCCGACGGTGAGGTCGTCGAAATGAACACAGATCCGCGACTCCGCAATGGTCATAATCCGTTTGAACCAATCCATACGGGACATACTGGGGTCCCGAACGGGATGGCCATTCTCGCCCCGCAGTGTCCCTTCGGTGATGCGGCGCATTAAATCGCTGTTAGCCTGCAGGCATTCGCGCAGGCGCTCCGGGTTATGGACTTCCCCGTTACTGTGAACGATACCTAATCCGCCAACGACGACGGTGTAAGACCCATCGCTATTTTGCGGTAGGATACCTTGTTTTCCAGTGCCCTCTAATGCGGTACACCGAAACTGAAACCCATCCACCCCCGGGCGGATCGAGTTTCCCATCATTCTCATCGGGATGGCCATGTTCATGCTCCTTTACATACGTACATATTCTTCAATACGTTCAAGTCGATCACTGGGGTTGACCAGGGCTGAAATTTCACCCTCTTCACTGTAGGAGCCGGCCACTTTGGCCAGGGTGTTGGAGGCACCATAGCTGACCGATTCAAACCGTACCAGGGTAAAGTCGTCCGGACCGGCCGACGGATCTGTTCGGAAAAACTGCGTTAAATCCCCAGGGCGTCGCAGGATAAACGACGTGATCATCTCCATCACCGCCCGATTAGCGCCCCGGGGACGGCCGGCGTATTTACGACAATACGTAAATAACCGTGCCATGTCATCGGCATTTAAAAACCAAGCCCCTTTACCTTTACTGATAAAGTCATTGTGTTCATAGTACGGTAAGGTGTTTTTCTGCACCACACGACTATTCGCAATGACGGCACTGCCTTTATCGAAACTGAGCTCCAGATACTCAACATCGTCTATTTTAACGCTGACGATTGAATCCGGATGCATTTCAACCATCGTCGGTAAACTAAACGGGTTATAGTAGGTGTCATCGATAATGATACCAAAGACGGCAAGCGTGAGAACATGCTGGCCTATGAAGGCCAGCTGGTTCTCGGTAAACCGTTTCAGGATATGTACCTTCAACGGCCGCTTCGCCAGGCACTTACCGGATGACGGATCGGTTAACGCCGCCGCGATCTGCTGGCGGTTTCGGGTTAACTGACTGACATCCATCGTGACTCTCCCTATCGCTAGCGATTAGCGTTTGCGATCGTGATCGATTGCAACTGCAATTGTTTGCCGAGGAAGTCAGTGATGATCACTTCCCCGGCGACTAACGCGGCCTCACGGGCAGTCATCCCAGGATGACGTGACATCGCGGCCTCCTGCTCAGAGAGAATCAACTCCGCATCCGATTTCGGGAACAGTACACGACACACCAAACGACGTGCCATGGCGACGGGCATTGTCCGAACCGTCCGCGGGGTATTGGCAAACACCTCGTTAAGGCGAGCATAGAGCACGGTCGGGTCAACGTCGTTATTGTATTCACCTTCCCCGATGATCTTACGGACCTCGTCGCAAATTGCGGCACACCGGTAGTTGTAGAGCTGCTCTTCCACCAAGCGCTGGTTACGGTCATTAAAGACTGTCCACTTCTCGATGTAGTAGTCCTTATGTTTGATCAGATCGGCCCCATCGATGTTCCGGTTGCTGACGGCAGACCCCATCAACACCTCAGGGGTACCCCCTGCCTCCAGCCATTTCACGTAGGACGGCCCGTAGACGTGGATAGTTGAGGGCGTTTGCGCCGGCAGGCTGGTGACGTTGATCTCATAGTCAAGCCGCAGGTTTGATGTCCGTTCATCATCGAGCCGGCGTTTAATCACCCGGGACAGTGAGCGGCCGGCTTGCTGATAGATTTTACGCAGCAGCGTGTCATAGTCCACCTCTGACATACGCAGTCCTTCGAGCGGGTTACGCTGAAGACCACGGGCCAATAGGTAGGCGGTCAGATTGAAATTGGCGGAGCGTTCGCTGGTATCATTCAGGCGCTGGGTCGCACTGGTGGCACCGGCGGTACTGAACAGTTCGCGGAAAACCTGCACGATGTTGTCGATACCTTCCTGTTCGATAAAAGCCGCGACCAGGGCATCGAACGCCGGATCCCCGGTTAACATCCGGGCCGTAATCACATCCGGGGTCGGCAACGGCCACCGCGGGGTCGTGCTGATCTTCTCGATGGCCACGAGTTCCAGATTACTCAGCTCCTGGAGCAGGGCATCCGCCCGCCAGATCGCCGCCGGCCGATGCGTCAAAATGCTGATCGGCATCATGGCAAGGCGTGACCGTTCTTCGGTGCGCGCATCGATGGCGTCGTATACCCGCCGCACCAACGGCTGCACCGTATTACGGGCCAGCGCCATATTGGCGAGTACTTGGTCACCGACCAGCTGACGCAGCTCTTTCATTTTTTCATCATGGAGATAGGCGCCTGATGCATCTTTATAGCGAGACGCTTCCACCACGGTGTATTCCGGTTCACCGTTAACCAGGGTATTGTCGGCCACCGGGGCAGTAGTGGCAACCAGCCCTGGCTGTAACGCCCCCATCCCAGCGGCCATGACTGTCTCGTGTACAACCGATACCACTTTACCTTTTTTCGCCAGCTCATAGGCCAGCACCGACATGGCGCTTACAGCGGTTTGACTCAACATGGTAACTTCCTCAACCTTTACAGATTAAACACAAACGGCAGGGGGTTACCCTGCCAGGACGGTATTGTTCAGGCGCGCGGCGGCAAAGTTAGCGGCCGTTGCCTTCGTCAGAGGGTCGTCACCGATACCGGCTGCCATGTCGTTACCGGCGATATCAACCAGTACGTCGCTCACCAGTTCCGCCAGCGTACTCAGCACGGCTAAGTTCTGCAGGTAACACTCTTTTTCGGTCATTGTGGTGTTCATTGTGTCGTTCCTTTATACAGGGCTATGGCATTGTGGGCCAGGGTTTCCAAGTTAAAGTTAGCCATGCCGATTCGGATGGCGGAGTCAACGTTACGGTTGTTGATACTCTGATAACTAAAGAAGGCATCAATATCAGTACCGTCTGCCATGGTGTTGGGGCCGGACATAATACCGCTAAAGATGGATTTCATCTGATTAGCGTATACCCCCTTGTACCCTATATCCATGGGAATCAATGTACTGATGTAGATGCGAATAACCGCGTTACCATCCTGCAACGGATTACCCTCCACACGATACGAAGCGGTAACCGCACCGGACATTTTACCGGGACGCCCCATGGCGGTATGGTGGCGCTGCATCTCCAGATCAGAACGTCGTGTCACCGCACGCAGCGACTGACTCATCTCCTCTAAATCACCATTGTACAGTACTTCGATCCGCTCCACCGTCCCACGGATATCCGCCGAAGGTGCATCGCGCCCCAGTCGGCGCAACGTCATCCGACTCTCATCGCTGATGACCCCACTTTCAGATAATCCCGCATCCTCTATAATGCATAGAATATCCTCAGCGTTGACAGACGCTCCAGGTTTAACGAGTTCGCTGATCGCTTGGTCATAACGCAGCGTAATCTCTCGTACCTTAGTGATCGGGGTCGACAACAACTGTGCTACCCGTGGAGAGATTTCAGAGGCATCCTCATGGGTACTGTCGCGTTCGACGAGCGCGGTACGGACTAAAACGCCCGCTTTCCAGATGACCTGACTGGGTTCATTATAGTCCGGCTGGAAATACTCCTTGTTATAGACCAGCACGTCATCCGCGGTAAACGACTGGCCTATTTTTGCATTGGCAACTAAGGTGTGCGGGATACCCAGACCCGCCGCCTTTCCGTAGATACGGCCCAGTTCAAAGTGCGCTTCGGTGCCATCTTTATACCGTACCGATAAGACACGGTCGGTGATATTTGTAACAACACCATCCTGCTCTGCGATACCGGAGAAGCGGTAGTCCGTATCATGCGCGATCACCTTATCATAGCCGGTATTCACCGGTGACGGTTGATAACCGATCCCCGACACCCCCGCACTTTGCTGAATCCCTACGAAGATGATACGTTGGATCGCATCATGTTCAACGGACGGGGCTAACAGCGCCGCGCTGGAGACTACAGAGGCCGGGCCATCGGTTTCAGGGTTATAAGGTCGCGTGGTACCGTACAATGACGTGATATTCGCCGCGGGTGATACTTGACTCACGATCCCAACACTACCTGAGTCGACGGTCCCTTCTGAGGTTACCCCCAGGTCCTCATCGGAGAATTTACGCGTCCGATAGACCATGCTCTTACCACCGCGTCCGCCTTTACCCGTGTGCGTCACCGTCTCGTTCTGGCGGATCTGTGCGATAGGGTTAGAGGTTTTAGCAATATCCATCGCCGCATCCGTGACAATGGACATCCAAACGGCTTCTGGGTTAATCGTCAACTTACCACGGGCGCTCGCTGGTTTCGCGGTCTCCTGTTTGATCGCCCGGCTGATTTCATTGTAGACGGTCCCCGCTAGTCGTTCCGATCCACGGAAACGCTGGTACGCCATGGACATCTCGTCAGGATGCCATTCCGTCGTTAACAGTTTAGCTGAACGTAACAGTAACGGCACCCACGCGGTGGGTTCCCCCATCTGTTCTAACAGTCCCACCGTAATGTTGTCGATGAAACGCGTGCGCAGGTCCCGTATCTCCCGGGCATAGGTCACGCTGATCTTCATCTGCTCCAGAACACCGATGTAGATTTCGGGCTGACGAAACTGGGCGTAGCTGTACCGCGGTAGAATTTTGCTCGCTTCCAAAAAACCGGAAAAGATCAATTCCACCAGGGGACTATCCCGGTTGATAACCAACCATTCGTCGGAAAACCGAATAACAAATTCATCGGGGGCGATCTGGTCGCGCGTCCGCGCATTCATTAAGCGGTATTCCGCCCCGGTGAGGGTTAACAGCTGCGGTAACCCAATGTAATACCCCAACACCAGCCCTAAGGGTACCGGTTTACCATAGACCATGACGGTCGCCATCATCATCGGCACTTGGTCTGCACTGTAGCCCATCAGCGCCGGGATCGTACCCAACGGCTCCGGACCGCGAGGGGTAACCTCATACACCACGTTATCATTTCCCATGACCACGGGTTTCTGGTTACGCAGGCCAACCAGAATAAAGTTTTTTGTTTCGGCCTGTTTTACAACACTGGCCCCGAAATGGTCCACCCGGCGTTCATAATCAAAATAGAACGCGATCCCGTTCAGGTCAAACGATCTGACCTGTTGTGAAATGATACTGTAGTGCAACGGTACGTGGATGTTTTTATAAAAGGCATTACCAAATACGCCGTTCGTCAGGGTAGTATTTTCATTATCGCTGATCGCGTCCTGTATAATGCGCTGCAGCCAGTTGGTCAAGTTATACGCTTTCTTTTCTGCACGGTCGACGAAGACCTTACCGTAGTAGCTTGTTAATGCCACGCGGCTGGCGCTGACTTTACGGATCGGCATGTCGATACGTTGCGGTCGAAACCGATACTCCGTCCCATCGATCAACATCGTCCCACCGGCATTGATCGTCGGTAGCCGGAATGTCATTTGAAATGGGCTGCCTTTTGGCGGCATAATCGTGACCCGGTGGATGCTGTAGTCATTAACAGCGGATATGACCGGTTCGACGGTATAGCCTACGACAGAATAACCCTCTTTCTGCACCTGCATGACCGCCTGAGTAATATGCTTCGGCAGGATATTTTTAGTGTAGGTTTTGTCAGCGGCATTAAACGTCTGTTTCAACATGGAGGTGTCCGTCACCCCCTCGATCGACTTGATCACTTTCGGCGCCGTGATCTGCATCTCCTCATGGGTGACCACCGCCAGATCGGCTAGGGTCCCCGGGCCCCCATAGGGGTTAGGCACTTCTTTAAACCGATCAGCGTTTTTCAACATCCGACGGTATTCCGCCCCGGAAACAAGTCCAGCATCCGCCATCTCATCGGCGACGACTTTTACGCCGTCGAGAATCGTGGGTTCCGGACGGTCAATGGTGTCATTGGTGACATTCGCTTCTGCGACCTTTTCCAGGTGAGCAATATCACGATCAATGTCTTCCGGATCCAGAACGACCGTCTCTTCTTCACTATATCCCACCTCTTCCGGCTCAGGGTGTTCGGTCGGGTCATCCTGAACATCATTTTTCGTCCGCACCTCCATCAGCGCGATCAGATGGCGCAAGAAACGCATCTGCACGTCGACGATCTTACGGTCGATACCTTGGAGTGACGCCTCGGCGTCACTCGATGCCACCCAGTCGATGTGCTCGTCATCACCCAAGGCTTGCTGGCTTACCCCCTTATCGTTCTGGGCCCACCGAATCAACTGGCCGACATTCAACCAGGTGAACTTACCGTAGTCATAGAACACCACGTTGAAATTATCATAAGCCTCCAGTGGATGGGTCGGCGCGACCATTTCCGCCCATAGAAAGGCGATGAAATAGAGTTCAAACGTATTGAAGTGCTCCAACATCAGCTCACGGAAGCGGCGCGCATTATTATTCTGACGGGCGTCGACCACACTGCGTAACAAGGCGTAGGTCGGCAGGGCTTCGGGCAACTTAATGCGAATGAACTGATGACGATCACTGCGTTTATTAAACGCAACGACCTGGGCCATTACGGTTTCGTTAAGGTTCATCCGCCGATAGTAGTCGCTGTACATGCTGGCGGTATACCGGTAGATGGACGGTAGCAGACCGTAGTTTTCGACCAGCAAGGTCTGGCCGTCATTCAAGGTCGCCTCCACGTTTCGTGCCGGCCGAAAGTGTGGATGGGCGCGGTGGTAATCCCGGGCCAAGTTACGGATATCGGTGGACAGATGCCGGGGGGTCCCTTCAACAACGGTCAACTGACTGACGTGATCAACCCGGACCGGGTGTTTATACCGCTTGACCATGAAATCGTCCATGGACGGTCCACGATCATGGATAACCTGCGGTACAAAGTGATAAAGCGCATTTAGCGGCAGTTCAAACTCTGTCGTAAAATTGATCGGGGGGTTTGCCAACTGCGTGAGCTTAAACGCACCATAGCGACGATAGAGCGAGTCGTAACGGGCCATGTTATTTACCTGTCATGTTTTTAAAGAATAAGTTGGTGATATGGTAGCTAGCGCTAGCTTTCAGTTGGCCGTCCGGCAATAGCCAGAACTCACGGGTTTGTTGTAACCGTTTCTGTTCAGCCAGCGCCTCATCCGTATACGTGATCGTAGCACTGCCCGTATCACCGTCGAAGTCGGCGCCCATCCCCTGTAAGCGAGACGGGTTTGGGATAATGGTATCGATAAATCGGGCTTCTTCCGAAATAGAAGGAAACTCCCGGGCTTTGATGTCAGTTGGGTTCCACTCGTTATCCAACTGATAACGTTCCGTAGAGTCCAGCGTGACTTTCAGATACAACTCACTCCCGTAAATTGACCCTAACCCGGTAATTGGATAGCGTGTCACCAACATACACAACGTATCCCAGACCGAGAGCCCGCTTAAATAGATAAGTAGGGTTAAGTTAAGTGGATAGACATTCGCTCGGTCTAAACCCTCGGGGAGGTCGTCGATATTGTTAAAGATACGATACGTGAGGGGCTTATGCCCGAGGGGTGATATGTACACCAGCCCCAGATAGAACCCTTCTACCATAATCGGATGGTTACGTAGTGATACCTCATCCAGCATCGCGATCACTTTTTCGAGACCTTCGGTAGTCGTCCACCGGTCGTATGTATCGGGCTGTACTCGCACTTCCGTCGGTTTAAGTGTCTTAGGGTCTACTAGGGTACACATTCCCTCCTGACCACTGAAGACGTCTGCCAACCACCCTTGACGGAGGGCATAGATAACCTTGGGCAGCGCACCACGGGAGGCCTGGTGCAGCCCCAGGACCGTTTGGTTAAAGCGTGGGTAGTTATCGGCCGTCAGGTTTCCAGCCCGCATATCCATCGAGGTAAAGACCCCACGGGTACCATTATAGATACGGCGAGAGATCACCGTACTGAGCATAAAGCTGCCTTTCCCCTTAAACAGGAAGTTATGTATTTGCCAGTAGATCGCATTAAAACGCTGCTGCATGATGTAGCGTGAGTTATCGATGATACTGGACTGGTTACCTTTTACTTCGCCAGTCGTGAAGCCAATTGTATTAGCAATCCGCAGGATGTCGCGGTAAAAGGTGTTGATCTCATCTTCGACACGGTGACCGTCATCTTTGATTTCAGCATCACGCAGACCCGCAGGGATCACCAAGACACGTGATACTTCAGCGGCGGAGGCTAGCCCTTTCTGGTGCCCTACAATCGCTTTAATGCGGTCTTGGCGAATCGGGGATTTAGTCGGCTTGAATTTGATCTCACGCCAATGGCTAATAAAGAAGGCATAACCCGTCTGTCCCTCCAAGGCATTCGCTGCCACGAAGTCACTCAGTTCAGGATCCCAGCGCGCATACTGCGTGCCTTCCAGTATCCCGACATAAAGCCGTTTTAACTGCATAAACAGTCGGAATATAATCGGGTGTAAAATGGTCGTGTTCAATTCAATGTACGAGTACCGCTGATCGCGGACATCATCACCCACACGCCCAAAGATCTCTGTTGAAAAAAGACCGTCGGGATGAAAGTTAGTCGTGTTTCCTTCGAAGGTATCTAACACTTTGATCGGACGCATCTGGCGTGTGAACGGTGTGACGTCCAATAATTCGATATTAAAGGGCAACATTGGCGGCTCCTGACGCTGAACCTATGATTCAACAGTGTTTTACAGTGGGGGTATACCATGGCCAAAGACGACGATATTAATGTTGACGACGTTGACCTTGATGATTTTGATGATGGGTTATTCGATGGTTCGTTACCAGACGAAGTCGATGATAGTCGCAGCCCAGTAGAAAAGGTGGGTAAAGGCGTTTTCAGTGGGGCACTGGATCAACTAACTCAACCGGATACTGTTCGCCGGGCCATTTCGGATGCGCTACCTGAACGTTATAGCGCTGTAGCCCCAGCGTATAACGACGTATCCCGTGTCGTTGGCGACCTATACGATACGGCCAAGCACGACCTTGCGCCTTACGCGGAAGACGTCAAGCGGCTTGGCCGCGGCGTAATGGAGAAAGGCGGTAAATTTCTGCCCGAGCGGATGCGGGACCGTATTAACCGCGCCCTTGAGAAAGGACCAGGGGTCGGCGCACTGCCGAGCATGGAAGAAGCGGGGGTCGAACAGACACTCTTAGCGATCAGTGAAGGACAACAGACACTCCAGGCGGAACAGGATAAATACCGCCTCGACCTCGATAATCTGCGGGAAATGCGCAGCGAAGAAGGGACGAAACTGACCCTTAAGCAGCTGGAGTATATTCGCCGTGATACGGCACGGCTTTCGGGGTATCAGAACACTATTACCCTGCGTTACCAGCAAAAATCGCTGGAATTAAAATACCGGCATCTCTATGTGGCCCGTGACCACTTTAAAGCCTTTACCGCTTTTGGTAAAGACATGAATGAACGGATGCGGGCCGTGATCAAAAACACAGGGTTACCTGACTTCCTCAAACTGCGGTGGGGGGAAACGGGGGACGCCATTATCCGTGAGCGTATTTTAAGCGGAACGTACAATACGGCAGGGCGTTACATGAGCACGTTCGCCCAGCGGACGGCGAAGAACCTGCGCGGCGCACTACAGAACCAGTTATCATCGTTGGGCGGGCAGATATCCCAAGCGACGATGGGCATGGATGCAATGGCTAGCGATATGCCGGGTCCATCTGGGGCCGAGATGGCGGGGCTCGCTGGGGGGAGTATCCTCGGCAGCGAAGGGGCGATGTGGCTGGCGCCTAAGATTCGGCGATTGCTGGAGCGTTACCCGTGGTTGTTAGAAGGGGGTAACCGGGCCGCGGTATTCGGGAACGATTACATTGGCCAGATCAACGACTTTGCCAAAAGCGGTAGCGATCTCTTTGACCCCATGACCACTAAAGGCCGGGCACTTAACCCCGTAGTGAACTGGCTGCGCAGTATGATGGATACCTTTACGGTCGACGGCACGCTGCGCAAGAATGAGAGTGAGTTTGGTAATATGGGGGAATCGACCCCGTATACCTCCGATACGGACATCGCTATTCGCGAAGTGATTCCGTCCTGGTTAGCAAAAATCCATCAGCGCCTGGGTATCCTGACTGGAGAAGGGGGTGAAGAGTCGATCTTCGACCCACGTACGGGTCGAGTGGAGAATCGGCGCACCGTAACGCGTAGTATTGAATCCACGCTACGGTCACGCTTAAACCCCAGTGAAACCTATGTCACCTCCATGATCGACGCCTTTGATCCGGACGGTCAGCTATCCGCCAGCGCGCGTGCTATCTTAGGTAAATACTTTACCTTTGCCCGGATGGCCGGGCACGGCATCAACATGGCCGTCTTGGCGGATGAGGATACCTACCGCCGGTATGGTAGCCCCAACGACGCCGCGCAGCTGGCCGCGTTCTTCAGTGAATATACCCGTACGGATCTGTCAAATGAAGAACGTCGGGCGCAGTATGATCGCCGCGCGAAGGCCTCGTATGGCTGGCGTTCGATCAGCAATACCACATCAGCACAGGAAGTGCTGAACACTATCGCTCGCCAATATGGACTAGGGGCTTTGAGCGACCTGGGGCTGACGCAGTTTAGTAATAACCAGGTGGGTATCAACTTTGATAACCTTGCGAATTACCTTTATAGCCAGGATGAGGGATTAAGTGATGCAGCTGCGCCGACGTATCCGGGCGCTGGGGCGACTGTTGGTGACATGCAGCGTGATGCTGATCGTCGCACTGATAGCGCTCGTCCGGCATGGGCTGATGATGTTACGGCGGTGGGCCAAGAAACCGCCCGAATGATTGCGGAGGCGATTCGGGATATTCGCATGACCCCACCGCCCGGGGTCAATCCGGATAATCAAGAATCGCTGGCCAAGTTCGATGACCTTCTGTTATCCATCGATCAGAATACGCGCAGTACCGCCAATGCAACCAATGCCTTCTTGATGGATCACCATGATAACCGTAATGTCAGCCGTGAGATTCTGATCCTGCTGACCAAATGGGATAATCAGGGGGTTCCAGGTGGGGCGGGACCCAACGGTGGTGGGGGTGGTCCAGGCCCGGTGGGCCCAGGCGGAAAACCACGCTTGTCGCTAGCCGACTTTGATCCGAAACGGTGGGGGCGTACGGGCTGGGTAGGTCGAATGCGCGCCTCGGTTACCGATGCCGCCTCTTCGATCACGGAAGCCGGACGGGAACGCCTCGAACGGTTACGGGGAATAAAGGCTGAAATCCGAACGTCACTTGACGCTGCCATGAAAAGTGATGAGCCGTTTGACCCAGAGCAGTGGCTGGATAGTTTGGAAGAGCGGATTAACCGGGGGGATCATGTTAAACCCGGCCGTTACTACAATGCTGACTATATCCGGTCATTGATCCAGGAGGATAGTGAACTGTCTGGGCGAATGAGTCGTTATATCAAACGGTTCCAGTGGAAAGGTGGAAATGAGGGGCGCCCTCCGATGACGGTCGGCGGGACCTTCCGTAAAGCGGGTGGTCAGCTTCTCACTGGGTATGCCGGGCTCGTTGGTCTCTTTGGGAAAGGATTATCCGGGGCCGCGTCGATGACGGGGAACCTGATCAGTTCCACAGTGGCGCGGGCCAACGAATGGATCAACCTGTACGTGCGTGGGGAGCGCCGGCCGCGCTTATTGAAAGAAAAGCTACTGAACGGCGAGTACATTGATGCCAATACGCGGAAGGTCTTAACACGCTGGGAAGATATCTCCGGGGATGTCTTGGACGCGTCGGGTGAAATCGTATTGTCCTATGCGGACTACAAGAAGGGCCTGACCGATCGGATGGGTAAACCGGTGTTAACGGATTTAATTTCAACCATCCTTAAGGGCTACGGTAAGTATCTGGGTATGGCGTTCAGCCTGCCCATGATGGGGGTACATGCCGTTCAGAGCGGCATTGGGTTCCTCCGGGATCTCGCCGATGGTCCGCAGTCGGTTTATGTTAAAGGTGAATCCAGTCCACGCCTGGTCGGGACGGTTATGGCCAACGGCGGATACTTCGTTAAAGGCAGCACCACCCCGATCGCACGGGTCAGTGATATCACCGGTCCTATCGTAGATATCAACAATAAGGATCGGATCGCCCTTGAAGATTTGCCGAATCTGGTCGACCAGTATGGTAAACCCTTTAAGAGTATTAAACAGCGGGCGGGTGAGTTTGCTCGAATGGCGTTCAATCTCCCGCTGTCGATGCTCCGGATGACCGGGCGTTTATATAAAGGCGCCTTTGATGTAGGTCGTGGGTTATTCAACCGCGTGGTCGGTGACGGGGAGAGTAATCCCCTGATCGCCTTCGGGACGGCAGGCAAGCAGCAGGTTAGCCTGTTGACGGATATCCGTGACATTCTGGATGAACGACTCGAACCGACACTGCGGACCGGGTCCTGGCAGGCACAGCGTGCCGCACAGGCGGGGACGGTGGATAGCGACGGTAAACCGGTGCCGGACGCTAAACGGCCGTCGTTGTTTGGGGGTGGTCTGGCAAGTCTGATTAGCCTCATCACCGGACGGAATAAGAAACCCGAGGAAGACGACGACGAGGAGGGCTCACTGCTGGATGCCGTGGATACCGCAGATGACATCACCGATATCATGGATGGCAGTCTGTGGGATCGTTTGAAGAAAGGCGGGAAGTGGCTGAAGAAAAAAGCGGGGCGTCTTTTGAAGCGGCCGAAAAGCCTCATTAAGACGGTCGGTCGCGTAGCGTCAACTGGGCTAGGTAAACTAGGGCTGCTGGCGGGAACTACTTCATTAGGGAGTGCCGCTTTGTCCGGGATCACAGCGGGCGGCACTAGCATGCTCGGTATATTGGGGTCTTTAGGCGGCGTCGGTGGTTCAATCGCTGGGGTGCTGGGGGGGCTGTTTTCAGCCCCGGTGTTAGTCGGCGCGGGTGTCGTTGCCGGGGCGGGGTTAGCGGGATATGGCATTTACCGCTGGTTCCGGCGTGAGCGTAACGATTTGGGTAAACTCCGTATCATGGAGTATGGGGTCAATCCGGATCATGAACGCATTGCGGAAGCGGCGCTGGGGCTGGAAACGTACTGTGAGGACTATGTGGCGTTTACAGAGCAAGGTCCACAGTTACGTTCCCCGGGTAAGGGTCTGGGTGAGGTTATTCAGGCGTTCGGCATTGATGAAAGCGATATGACAGCGGTGCGGAACTGGATGGAGTGGTTCCAGCAGCGCTTCAAACCGGTCTTTCTGGCACATGTCAGTGCGAAACAGCGGTATGCCGTAGGTAAGTCCTTTAAAGACCTTAGTCGGATGACGGGTCAAGTCGTCGCCGATGTTGCATCCGCCACTGGAACCGTGTCGTACAACGCACAGATCGGGCCGCTGGCTTCAGTGACCCCCTTTAACGACCAGTCCGCCATCGCTAATTTACGCGCTGCGATCATTGCTGAACACAGTGAGGATTCGTCAAAAGGTGATAAAGCTCCTAGAATGGCGGCTGGAGCGCTTGCAGCGACTGCCCTAGCCAAACCCCCTGCTGTCTCCGCAACGCCACGTAGTGAGGCCCTGAGGAAGCCTACAGGCGCTGTAGTGGGTGCTGTCGCTACAACAACCGGATTAGGGGTGACCGCTCGCATGGTGGGCACACAGGGTGTGGAGCTGGATCCTTTGATGCAGATCCGTTTGGCACTCTATGGTTTAATCGGCTACAGCAAACCCAGTGTCAATGCCTTGATGTCACTGGAGCGTCGTGTTGTGGATAGCCTATCCGTGTTGGCGGGGGGGTGCGTTGAGTTTACCGGCTCAATCGCTGATCTGGTGGCGAGCGAAGGGGGTAACTTTGGGATCGTCACCGAAGAGGATCGTCTGGCCTGGGGCAACTGGGTAGAATACCGGTTCTTACCCGTGATCCAAACCTTTATCAGTGCCCTACACCAAGTGGCGCCTACAGCGACGGTCACGTCGGGTTTAATCGGGATGACGTGGAATGATAAACTGGCGATCGCTACGGCGTTAGTCGGTACGCAGGTTACGTATGACAAACGTAGCATGAGTGTTATCAACGTGCCGTACGGGCCCTTTAGTGGGGAGTCCTATGAGACGACCTTAAGTGACATTAAGGCCATCATCGACCAACTGCGGGAGAATGCAAAACAAGAGGAGTATAAACCTTCCCCGCTGCCGAAGGTGGGCACCAGCAACGCCGCCCGTGAGGCCCGGTTACAAAACCGGGGTCAGCGCTCAGCATCTGGCAACACGTCGGGGACGCCGGCACAGAACACGCAGTTAGCACAGCGCCAGCAAACACGGCAAGCCCAACGCTCCGCGGGCCATCTGACGTCACCGCCCCCCTTGCCGTTAGGGGCGATCGTCGTCCACCCAGGTAAGGGTACGGTCGGTGATATCAATAACTTACCGATACCGGCTGGGGATGGGGATGCACAGTACTACTATGATCTCATCGGGGCGGTAGCCGCGATGGCGGGTGTTGATCCACACCTGATGATGACCATGGCGAGCATTGAGTCCCGATTCAAGGCGGGGGCTAAGGCACCGGTTGGGTCCGCGACCGGACTCTATCAGTTTATCGATAGTACGTGGGCTACGATGTTGTCTCGCCACGGGGCCAAATATGGGCTCTCCCCGAACGCCAGTCGGTTGGATCCGCGGGCCTCAGCACTGATGGGGGCTGAATTCATCAAGGAGAACTATGATGCACTGAGCAAAGTGTTAGACCGTCCGGTAACGGATACGGATATCTACCTGGCCCATTTCCTAGGGGCACCTAAAGCGTCCATCATGTTACGGGCGGACAGTTCAGCACCAGCAAATGCCGTTGATCCGAGCGGGGCAAGGAACAACCCGTCGATCTTCTTTACGAAGGGCGGTCGGGCGCGGACAGTGGGTGAATTGTACCAACACATGGATGGATTGGTGCGTAAGCACTCGTCCAAGTTTGCGGGGGTTAACTTCGATAAAACAACCCAGGAGGTCGTTGAAGCCACTACCAATACCACACCCGAAGCACCCCTCTTACCGCCTGAAACGATTAAAGGGGCAGTGACGTCCGGGCCGACTAAAGTGACCGCACTCAAGCAAGCCTTAAAACTTCAGCAACGGACCACTGAGGATAGTCCGGCGGATCTTACAGGGGCGATGACTGGCGTGGCACCGAAGTCGTCCCTCAGTATCACTGGGGCCGCGGCCTCCGCCACCTACGGGACGCCGACCCCAACGGGACCGGCTAATCCGCTACAAGCGGAGCGGGAACGGTTGCGGAATAAGGTCCAGGCGCGCCAAGAGACGCTCCGGGAGACCATGGTTGAGGAGTTGTCAACGATGGCCGGGTTGTTGAGTGAACAGCTCACAGTGCAGAAAGGTATCCGTGAGGAGTTGACTACCCTGGTCACCTTGACACGGGACCGGCCGGCAGCGACGAACCCACAACCCGTCGCGGCGACTGCACCTGCGAAAACCTCCCCGCAGCGGGAACGGGGTCGGGGGTTCAGGATCAATGCTGAGCGTAATGTAAGTTAGTGTATACGGTGTAGCGCGGGGAGGGTAACCTCCCCGCTTTTGACATAGGGAGCATTTGCAATGGCAAATTTAAAAGATGTGGATTGGATCGGGCGGTCGTTTATGGTCCCCGGATCGTCGCTGACCTCTATCGACAAAAAGATTCGGGAAGGGACAGAAGTCAGTCTGCAGTTTATCGATACCGCCCCCGGCGGGTCATTTGTGTGTAACCCGTTACCCCAGCCCTGTGATTTTGCCGACTTACGGATACCGGGGCGCTTCAATTCGCAGGATACGGTTGAGCGGCGTGTCGGGAATATCAAAGCCAATGCAAAGGCTGTAGGGGGTGGTCTTACACGCATCTACGGAGAGGTCTTTTCGGCCCACGAGCAGCGTATCTACTTACGCTTTGGGCTGGCGCGTTTTAATTCACTGACACAGTTCTTTGGTAACTTCTATAACCCGTCAATGTCGTCGGTCGCCCGGACCGGTAAAGCCCCTGGCTTCTTTTATTCGGTGGGTTCCATCGCCGGTACGGTCACGACTATTCCACTCATGCCGTTGGTCATGGCGGGACGAATGATTCGCTTCTTCTTAAACAAACCGCGCAGTAAGTACATGTATGTCGAACCTAACCCAGCGGTCTATTGGTCCGCCGTCAATACGATGTTCAATGGTATCGCCGCGAATTTAGGCTGGCGCCCGCGAGGCACCGAGCCGGGGGTTAACTTGTCAAACCAGGCAACCGATGGGGTCGAATTGACCGCCGAGATTCGTGAACAGATGCATCAGTTCATGCCGGATGTATTCGATGATAACGGCAACATCGACGTGTTCCGGATCGCCAACCGGGCGCAGCGCTTGGGTATGCAGCAGTATGAACAGATCGTTGACATTTTGGATGTATCGACATCCGCGGAGGATGCACGCACTAAAATCGCTGCCTATTTTGATAATACCGCGGAAAGTAACCTGGTGGATAGGGGACGCAGTTTCGATGCGTTTATTAACGATTACATGAGCCGCAGCTATAACCAGACGGAAAGTAGTAAAGTCGATGCGGCGGCTAATGATACGGATACATGGACGTCGAAGTTGCAACAATTCATTACGTCGGGTGAAGCGGATGTTAACGACGGTTCAATGTTTGTCGGGTTTCGTGTCAACCACGTCGGTACGGTATCCGAATCGCTAACGAACAACACCAAAACATCCCCACTAGCGGAGTCGATGAACTCCGCTATCAACAGTGCTCGCGAAAAACGCTTTTCTTTAGCAGACGGTAATATCGGGGATGGCCTTTTCGATATCGTCGAGAAAGTCGGCGGGGCGATTGGGGATTTGACCATGGGGTTCTTGGATAAGATCCAGCTGTCGGGGGTGGCGGCCTTTGCCGGTCGGGCGTTTGTTGACATTCCGGACATGTACGATACCACCGATGTGGAATTTCCGACTACGACCTTTACCATCCCACTGCGCAGTCCGTACGGTAACGTATTTTCTCAATTGATGGCCATCTACTTACCCTTTTCCATGATCTTTTGTGGGGCTGCGCCGTTGGCGACGGGCCGGCAGTCATGGACCTCGCCGATGTTGTGCGAAATGTTCTTTCAAGGTCACCAGCAAATACGAACCGGTGTCATTAAAAATATCACGATCGAACGCGGGACCGGTAACATCGGCTGGAATAAAGAGGGGCGCGCCTTAGGGATCGACATCACCTTTACCGTGGCCGATCTGAGTAAAGCTCTCTTCATGCCCGTAAAACCCGACGCCGGGCCACTGGATAGCCTTCAGGCGTTATTCGATGATGACAATAACTATACGGACTACCTGGCCACGTTGGGGTCGTTAAGTTTACAGGATCAGATTTACGTCGGGAAAAAACTGCGGATCAACGTCGCTAGAATGATGGGTCAGTTTGACCAATACTTCAGTCCTAACCGGATGGCATTAATTACGGCAGGTACATTACCTGGACAAGTGTTGTCCGCGATGGCGAGAGGGGTTATCCGGTAGGGTAGACTGTAAGATTTTTCAACCCCGTATTACCATGGTGTAGTGTGTACAGCGTAAAACAGAACGTGGCACCCACTACATGTGCACGAGAAAGCACACCTTTGGTTTGCAAACCCAAAACATAGCGTCCCACAAAAGGAACATGACATGTCCGAAGTAAAACCCATGATCGCAGAGCTCGGTGAACAACTGCGTGAGTTCAACGTGAAGGACCCGGAAGCGGGTACGATCACCCCCTCTGATGAAGCGGCCACCTACATCCTGGACAAACTGGGCATCGACCTGGACGAACATATCAAACACCAGGTCGCTGACGGCAACATCCACGCTGCCTTTCTCTACGCCTTCGGCCGCGACGCCATCGAAATGATGGCAGAGAATCCCAGCCTGCCGTCGGTGACGATGGGCAAAGTCAAGATCGGCAACGATACACTGAAAGGTACCACCAGCCGTGAATCTCAGGTGCCGGCTGGCCGGATCGCCGAGGGGGAAAAACAGAAGACCAAGACGGTGTACGGCAATACCGTTATTGCCTGGGCCAAACGTGACATCCGTAATACGGTCGTCAGCAATGTCCGTAAGGACCTGCAGGCCTACGGTCTGGAGAAGCTGTCCACCTAAGGCTCACGCGTTATACGTTTAACGAGTAGTAGGGGCTAACCCCTACTACTCGACATCTATGCCGTTATTTTTTAATGCGCAGCGGCGCTAATAAACGTAACCCAGTACATACATGGCGCATTCTATTAGACAGCTAATAGATAGAGGGAGCGTAACATGGCTAATAAAGAACTTGATATCAAAACAACGTTTGAAGATCGTGCGGTTAACTTGATGCGAGAACATTTCGCCTCGTTGCTGACCGATGAACAAATGATTAAAATGGTCGAGACCTCTTTGGAACGTTTTTTCTTCGCCAGAGACGATCAATGGTCCCCCAGTTTAGCTGAAGAGCTTTTTAAGGCAGTGATCAAAGAGTGGATGACTGAATTTGCCAAGGACTGGATCAACAACAACAATGAAGTGTTGATCCAACTGTTCAAAGAAACGTTTGAAAAAGATCTTGGTATGCTGTTGGTTAGAAGTATCACTGATACGTTCCGGCGTGACATGTACACTATGGAACAGACGATCATCAACCGTATTCGTACTAGCGCAACCTAACTGTAATCGATGGGATTTTTAACGATGACCGAAGCAAACAACACGACCAATACTATCAACACCTTGATCGATGAAATGTTCGATGAGATGATCGATGAGGATGCGCTGGAGACCAAAGTCGAAACCGCGGAAGAACAACCCGATCCGGACAGTGATGACGCCGCACCGAACATGACCCTCTTCGATGAAGCATCAGAAGAAGAACTCGTCGCCCTGCTGACGGCACAAGGGTCGCAGGTGGCCGATAACACGGACGCGGTGGACCAGCACTGTGAAGTCTTCGCTAAGTTTTACTACGAGACCATGGTCGAAAAGGGTGATGCGGACCTGATCCGTATCGAGTGGCTGGATATGATGCATACCAACGTCACGCGACAAGGTAACTTCCTGCGTGAACTGTGTCAGTTGGCCGGTGTGCCGCATAGCACGACGAATGGCGTGAAGGTTTATAATCGACTCGTCACGTACTTGATCGAGAAAGAATTGCTGGAAGGCAATGAGTCTATCCTGCTCCAGGCTGCTGAAAACCACGATGAGTTTGTGGCGATGGGGTGTAAACATATCGTCGATACCATGATCGGCAACGCCGCCTATTTCTACGAACAACTGGAAACTGAAACCCCACCCCACAAGTTCATCGTCGATACGCGTGACGACATCACCTCACCGATGGCAGTATACGACATGCTGTGTACGCTGTGTGAGCAGAACCGGTGCGCGATCTCCATCGTGGATGGCATCAGCTATTACAACGCCTATGTCGAAGGGTTTATTGCTATCGGCTTCCCGGATGTCGATAACCGTTGCTATCTGGACCGTCATCATGACGGTAAGTTGTTGGCAGCGACTGCACAAGAATGGGCGTTTATCGACAACATGCTCGGCCACATGAGCTATGCCCAACGGCCCATCTTCGAGGAAATGGTCTCCCTGGATAAGATGGATACCCCAGAGGCGAACGAACGGCTGGCCGAGCTGATTACCGATCGAGCGTTCTGCTACATCGATTATGCCAACTCGGATGTACAGACCAACGTACGGGATATCTTCAAGAGCCTGAAGATGGGGTGGGAAGCAGCCTATGCTAAAGCGGAGCTGGAACAGGCGAGTGACTCGCTTAACCTGCCGCTGGAATCTTATCTTATTTACGGGTTGTATTCAGCAATTATCGAGGAGAACAATCATCTGACGCAATACCCGGACTACTACCGGCTAACAGATACTGAGCGTCGGCTGCTGCAGGATATCAGTGAAAAAGCCGAGGACCTGTTCCGGCTGCACTTCGATGCACGGGTAGACGATCGTCTCCAGCGTGATCTGGAGTATCGTCGCGAACAGAAGTCCGAACTCGGTAAACTGAAAGCACGGCGCATGTCAAAGCAAACTGAAGCCCCGGTGGATGACCCGGCCGCCGATATGGGGGTACCGACCATGGTAGAACTGACAGCGGCCATCCACAGTGTCGTTGCGGATCAGGCCAACGAAACAAAATAAGGCGGCATAAATGAAAGGAGAGAGGGGCGCTGGCCCCTCTCTCCTTTTAACCCGAGTACACTTTTTTTTTTTCGTTACACGCCCGCCGCTTCGTTAGCTGCCGCAATGGATTCAGCATAGCCATACTCAGCCGCCTGAACCGCTGCACTACGTTCCGTATCCGGGATCGCCAGGGCCTGCGGATCGAAGTAGCTGTCTTTCAGACCATCGAGGTAGGCCTGTGCCATGGCATCAACGTTATCGTTGACGATGTCCATGCATGCCCACTCAACGCTGAAGTCCAACGCTTCACCCCCCTGTGCCGCTGTTTTGCTGGCAGAGTTATCGTTACCGGCTTTCGGATACATGTTGGTGCAGAACCAGGCACGCTCCACGAACTGGCCGGTCGGGTCCGGTTCGAAGAACAGCACCTGCATGCTGTAGAAGTCCAACAGCTGATCGGTCACATCACCGGAGTTCATGGCCGTGGCGCGAGCATTACGCTCATCGCGAATGCCCGAACGGATGATGAAATCAATCAGACGGCTGAACACACGTCCCGGACGTTCATAACTGGCGGCGACCGGCACGGACGGCTGACGGGTAACGTTGGTCGGGGTCTGCATCATCTGGCCACCTTTGGTGACCTGACGTTCATCCGATTCAACGGTCAGGGTACCGTTGATCCCGGTCCAGTCCCAGTGAATTTCGACGCAGGCTTTCAGCATCGCAGTCAGCGCCGCGGCGTCCGTGTACTGACTGAACATTTTCGGTTCAGTGATCAGAACCGCGACCAGGTCGCGTCGTACGTACGCGCTGTTGCTGACGATGCTTTGATAGTCCGGCATCCCGCCGGACAACCCATTGTTGCGCGGGTCCACCATCTTGGACTGCGCATCGCTGCGCACCAAGCTGCTCGTGCGGACGATGGTATTAGCGAGACGACTCATCGTTATACTCCAGTATCTTTACGGTGAACAATGGTGGTCTGTACGTTAACCGTCTTCTGGATATTGGCGCCCAGATAGACTTTGGTGTACCATACATACCCCCGCGGGTCGTTACCCTCGGACTGCACCGAGAACGTAAAGCGCTCAGACAGGATCTTCTGCAGGGCTTCAGTTGTCCGGCGATCCGCTTCTTCCAGGAACTCCAGTTCCGTTTCGAACTTGGTCGTACCGGAGAGATCGATATGTGTCTGACGACACACACGGTCGATCAGGCACAACGCCGAGGCGGTGAGGATGGTGTTCAGCGCCGACGTATCGTCTTCATGTACCGTCTGGAACTGCGTAAAGGCCAACTGGTTACGGTCGCAGTATTCGGCGTACACCAGACCGTTTGCCCAGTTTTTGTTGCGCAGTGATTCGGTCAGGGTCACGACGTTGGTGGTCGCCGGGTCGATCAGACTCAGTTTCTTACCGCTCGGGGTATCGAAGGCTTTGCGCTCGTTAAAGAGCGGGCTTTCGGACCCCAGCATCCCTGCGTACATCGCCGCGAACTCGATCAACAGTGGCACGTTTTTCTTGTAGTTCGAGTTCATCAGCTTACCGGCCCAGCCGAACAGGGCGGCGCGGGCGGTGGGTGTACCGTACCAGGTTGATTCCGGGTAAGCCCGGGCACGGGTAACCAGACTGACAGCTACAGACCCATCTTCACTGGCGGTGTTGAGTTCTTCGTTGACATCCTGGGTACATACAAACGGGATCGCGTCGGAGCGCTTATTCAGGATGTTGAAGAACGAGTACTTGGTTTCCAGCGGGAAACCGGTGTCCCAGTAACTGGAGGCCGGATAACGCAGCGCGTTAGCGATGTCGTATTCCAGCTCACCGTAGTTATCCAGCTGATGTTTCACCAGTGCTGCAAACGCGGTATCGTTCATAGTGCCGTCAGAACCGCCGGCCGCATAATGCGTAGAGGTTTCGGTAAAGATCACACCGCCGTCATCCACGCCCGCTACCTGAACGGCGTAGTAGGGCACATCGTCATACGTCGTCGCGGAAAACAGGTTCATGATGTATTTTGCATCCGCCGTGGTCGGCAGGTCCAGCGTGCCTTCCGCCGTTTCCGCGGCGTACATCTTACCGAGGACGGTATCGATATTATCCTGATACACATACAGCTGGCCGAACGGTGCATCGTCGTAGTAGTCAGCGGCATACAGCGTTTCCGGCTTGTAAGCCGAAATGACGACGTCGTCGATATACAGGTCGCTATTCAGTTTGGTGTTGACCGCACCGGGTTTCAGCATGAACTCGACGTAGTTGTCGCCATCGGCCGTCCGCGTCACCACAGGTGTGGTGCTGGTGGTGGCTTTTTCGACCATCTGGATACGGTAAAGGTAAGCCGACTGGTCATCGATCAGGTCTTCATCGACCGGCGTGGTGCTGGACAGGGTCGGGGCATACGGGCGAATCCCGATGTTGTTACCGTAGGCGCCGAAACTGGAAACCTCCAACGGCAGGATCGGATACAGCGTAGAGGTCACCGGTGAACCGTCAAGGGTACCGGCCATCGTGCCGGGTTTCGTCTGCAGTCCTTTCAGGGTCTCGCCGCCATCACGGTCCAACGGAACCACCGACCACAACAGTTTTACCCCGGCCACGGTAGTACCCGTATCCACCAGGGCCCCGTCGACGTAGGTGTAACTGCCATCAGCCTCACGCTGATAGACTGGGAGGTCGGCTTCCAGTACGTCAACCCACAGCACCAGGGTCGCCGGGTCGTTGGCGTCATCGGGTTTCAAACGCTGCAGGAGCATTTTGTTGGCTTTCGGGCCAAACGCTTTGGTGGCAAAAACGGTCTGGTGGTTAAAGTAGACGCTACGTTCGTTAAACGTTTCGTCGCCGTATTCCTTGTAGGCCTGGCTCAAAAACAACGCCAGCGGTTCGAGACGGCCGCGCTGCGCATAGATGTACAGATGCGGGAAGTTCACCGGATAGACTGGCGTGTTTTCTTCAGACGTAGCTGCCGAAATATCTTGGGCGCCGAGCGGAATGAACTTCGGTGCTCCGTTTTTGATGAGTGTTGTCATCGGGTGCTCCTAATTTAGGGCTGTATTGTATAGTGCTCGGGTGCGGTAAAACAAGGGTATTGCTACCCAGTTATGCAATGTTTTTAGCTAAAAACACAGAGAAGGAACAAAGAGATGTTTAAGACGCCATATGAAACTACTCTGTGCAGCGGAATGTCCGTTGCCAGCATCGTCCGTCAGCTACAGCGGTCTTTAGTCAGTGACTTACTCATATTATCCGACAGTATTAAAGGAACAGATGTAAAAGGGGTGTTGGTTGTCCCACCGAGTAACACCGAAGTCGCTCAGTTCAAACATCCGATTCTGTTCAAATCCGCCCATCTTTCCATTACCGAAAGTTGGATGGTAGCGGTCTATGGTAAGGGGTGGGTTCAGGAAGATACACGCACTCATAGTTTTCGGATTCCGAACAGTTACGACAGCGGCATTCCGTTGTTTGGGGCGGCCATCTCCAAGGCCTGGATTAATAACGGGCCGCTGGATCTGTTAGCCATCAGTGGCTTAGTCGGTCGTGTATTTTCCCGCTGGATCACCGGCGTGTTAGGTCAACGGGAGTTGCTTAACCCGGAAGCCATGAAATGGGTCAGTGTCTACACGGCGCTTTACTGGTTGATGTTGTTTGAAGAGACCCCGGTGGATCTGAGCAGCGATCTGGTGCTGCGGCGTTACACCAATAAATTGGGGGTGATTACACGCGTCAATGCCGATGAAATTTTCATACGCTTCCGTGAAGAAGAGTTCGGTCCGATCCTGAATATTCACTCGCTGGTCGAGTTACTCAAACGGGCGGACCCGATACGCCTGGCGCGCTTGGATATCGGCGTCCTTTACAGTTATCTCCAAAATACCTTCATGGGGGCGGCGCACCGTGAGAGTGTGGCCATCGCACTGGAGTACCCGCCGTTGTTTCATGCGCTGGCGCTGCAGGCCCTGGGAGATCGGAGTTACCGTAAAACCAAGATCGCCGAACTGTTGGAGGCCGCCCCCCTGGCCGAACGGCAGCGTTACCAGCAGCAAATGGGTGCACTGATTACGGTTTAATCTTTCGACCCGGCGGGAGGTCCTATGTACAGTTTTCTTCGCGAACATGCGATTGCGAATGTGTGGTGCTCCCCTTACCAGGATCGCCAGTATACTTTTAAAGCCGCCCGACTGACGTCCCCTACCGGTATCCGGCGGCGGATCCGTATCATGTACCGGGATTATGGCCTACCGGATACCGGTAGTCTGTGGCACGTCTACCAGATCGGTCAGCTACACCCGGCGATCATGGGGTTATTGGATATACAGTCAGCCTGGGTGTCCTTTAACTACGTGGTTAATCAGAGTAACATGATTATCGACCTGTACGGTGAACGGGGTAACCACCTGCCCCTGACCCACGGGTATATACAGGTAACCGCTAACCGTAACGTGATCGTAGCGATCCGTAAAGACGCTCGGTTCGATGTAGATTTCATGGGCGAGAGTTTATTCTTTCGCTTCTATACCAATGCGTTTTATGGGTCCGTCCGGTCAGATGATTATCCGTATGCGACGTATGCAAATGGCATGAATGTCGGTTCTGTATCGGATAAAACGGCTATGGCGCAGCAGTACGCCACCTACGCGGCGATGCCGGGGCACACCAATGCCTTTATTAACGGGCGGTTGGTGGACGCCTTAACAGTCGCGAATATGGCGATCGGTGATTATGCGGAATTGGTGTGGGATGGTTCTGTCAAGCGGATCGTGGACATCCCCATTCCGGACTGCCCGACCTTCTTAAGTGAGCTGGACAATACCCGGAAATATATCTTGCATTATGGTGGGGTGGACGTCGATACCATTGAATATTTCGATGATGTCGATATCTACCTGGTGAAAAAAGATGCCCTGGGACATTTCACTGGCATCTACTATCACCGTAATCTACGCAGTGCGGTGCGGATGTTGACACATCGGGACTATGCGATTCGTATTGACCACGTGCAGGCGTTAGTGGATGGTTTGGGGGATGGTACACTGATCGAGGATATGACGGTTCGCATGATCATTCGCCGTGCAGGCTTCAAACGGCCCCTTGTAGACGAGAACAGTCGTATTAAGGAGTTGTATAAGCTTTCGGACGAAGACCTCATAGCGGCCCTTACAGGGACGCTCAGCACGCTTGCGGAATGGTCAGCCCCCAAACTGGAGACTGCAGGTTACGTCGAACTGATGCGTGCAAAACAAACAGAGGTGACCCAAGCGCTGATCGATCGGGCCTATGGGTATAATGCGATCAGTAAATTGGTGGCAGATAGTCCGATTAAGGTGGTTGATTTTTCGGGCACTAAAGGGGTCGACCTCAGTTTCTCGCTACAATTTGGGGCTACGCTCTGTGAATATGGGGCCGATGGGTATTTGTTAGGGATCTATAATCACCCATCAGGGACCCGGTATTATTGTCAAAACGCGGACGCGACCCTCGTGGAAGCGTACATCGGCGAACGTCGTGATCGCTTCGATGAATACCGCGATACACACAATAACGGGACCCCCTTTACGATAGACCCATTCTACGGCTGGCGTTTTTACACCTGTCCGGATGATGGCGTTGGTAATCCAACCGAGGCCTGGGTCGATGTGACGGATGATCCCAGCGTGGTGGTGGTGAACACAGCGAATGAGGTCGTATGGTCGATCAATCCGAACTTAACCCACACCCTGATCGTATCGGATCGGTATAACGTTGTTAATCTTATCACCCCGCAGACCGACCGGGTTGATGACACGTTATTCTTCCAATTGACGTCGATTCAGTCCGATGGGGTTGATGAAGCCCCTATCAACCTAGTGTTCCCGAAAGGCACAGTGTATCTGTGGATGAACGGTAAAGCACTGATTGAAGGGATCGATTACAAAATCGAGTGGCCGAACGTCATGGTCTATAACAAACGTTATCGCCATCAGACAGGCATTGATGTGGATGTAATCTATGCCTTTATCAGCGGTCACCCCAGTGCGGCGCTGGAGCGAGAACAGGATCAAGACAGCGGGTTTGTGAAATGGGGTCTCTTGTCCCGTAACTCGATTTACGATATTCGGGACGATAAGGTCAGCCGCATTACTGTAGGCGGGGCTGTTGTGCACCGTGACGATTTGCTCTTTTCAGAAGCCGACAGTGGTGTGGCAGTAGATGAGTCGCTTAACGGGATGCCCTATGCGATTGATGATGTCATTGTGCCGTTACACGAGGTGACGGTCTCAACGATGCGCTCGATGCGCGCCGTGAGTAAGGACCTCGATCGTCGGATCAGTAACTACATGACACCGTTACTACCGGAGCCTGAGAAGACACTACCCACGACGACACCTATCCTTCATCGCCTGTACTCACCTTTTTTCCTCATCGTGACTCGGATGATGTTGGGGGAATATATCGATCGGGCAAAGGTCGAATCGACCTATACGGAGATGGAGCTTCAGTCGTGGTTAGCGGATTACGAGTGGGCCTTAGCGTATGACCCTGCTTACCAGGGGATCGACGAGCAGTATCAGTACGTCCATCCCCATGCGTATAACTTCAAAGTCAGTGTCAACATCTATCAGTATCAGTTCCTAGACCGGGTAAACGCGGTCTACTTCAACGGGCGGTTGGATATGGCGACCCACTACCAAGTGGTGCCCTATGAGTCCGGCACGAATCTCACAGTTTTAGCCCTGGATACCTATCTCGGGGCCTTTGAATAAAGGGTGATATCATGGCAGTGGATATTATTGTCCCCATCCCCCCCACCGATGAGCAGTGGCGGCTCCATGCCCTGGACAGTCTCTACACGGGTCAGGATGGAACGGGACGGGCCGTTCCTAATGTGGGTGATATGGCATGGGACCGACTGACGGGGTTTTGGATCGTCACCGTCGTCAATGAAGACTATACGTCTGAACTCGAACCCTGGTCTGACCCAACCAGTGACCTTGATACCTCGGTAGAGGATGGTCTGCTGGGGCTTTCAGGGGGGCATCAAACCGAGATGTTTCGGTGTTATATCAACTACGATGTCGTCCCTGCCCGGATGGGTGTGGATAGCTCGCTGGTGACACATGACTCTTCAGTCGTCAGCTATGCCATCTTTGTCGGGACGGATCTGTCGAATGAAGATGCGATCATCAGTGCGTGGTTCAATGCGTCAGGTGAGTTTGTCAGCAACAAGATTCCAATGGAACTGGTGTCGACAGATGAGTACCAAAACGTCACCACTAAGCACCCGGTGATCGGGTACACGACCCGGGATGTGACCGATGGGGAGAAAGTGGTCTTCGTTGGTTACAGTGCGACGGGCGGGATTGTGAAGGTTCAGCCGCTGATCGTAATGCAGACGAACTACATTCCAGACTATGCCACCGCACCCAAACAGGTTGACTCAATTGGGCTGGAGTGTGAGTTCCTCTCTGCCACTGACGATCGTATGTTGGAAGTGCCTAACAACGTCAACCTGGACGGGATCCTGATGCGAGGGGTGGTTAATTATGCCGACGGGACATCGCTGCGGATCGCCATCGACGGTAACAAGTTTGCGATTCTGGGACTGACGAACTTCAACGTGATGATTCCGGATGCGACGCGAGAAATCGTGCTGAAATACTACTTCGGTGAAGGCGAAACGACGTCGTCATTGGTGGTAGCACCGGACGGAGCTTCTATACAACAGCCGTATACTGTCAAAGCGATTCAAGCGGAGGGGGCATATAACTGTAAGATCTTCACTTTCCCGCGCTGGATCAGTGAAGCCGAAGGGTATACCCTTGAACATTATCTGTACATGATCGATCGTAATGCGTTCTACTACATTACGCCGTATGTACAGTTAGGGGCGAACTCTAACCCGTTCTACCCAACCAACTACGTGGCCGAGCAAACGCTAACCTTTACGGTTAACCTGCGGTCGGTTAATGGTCGCTTCAGTAACTACAATCACGTGCAGACGGAAAAGATCTGGTTGAAGAATATCGGCACGACCTACGCCGGTAACTGGGCGGTGAAGTTTACCACGGAACAACCGAGCTGGTACGGTGAAAACCTCTTTGCAACGATTGCATATGTCAACACCAATCTGTACAATGTCAAGATCGATTCGGGTATCAGTGACATGGCTATCTGGGTCGACGAGCTATTGCGCAAAGGCTTGCCGGTGCTGAATGATCAAGTAGAGACCCTGGACGATCTGATTCCGACCCACTTCCGGTTAACCCTGGCGGGTGTCAGTACGACGTACCCGATCACCTACTGGAACACGGTGTTTACCGTGGGGACGTTACTGGCCGAAGGGAGTCTGGTCACCATCCACTTCGAAAAACGCCTCGCCAACGGGGTAACGTTACAAGTCGGCATGGCTGCCTTGCCGATACATACCTTGGTCAATCCCCCCTCCTGATGATGGGGGGTTATAAGAGGGGTCCTTTGGGACCCCTCTTTTAGGGCCCTATGACGCCTACACTATCAAACAGGTATAAACAGTCATGATTATCTTCCGACACGACTGGATGAATCATCCAGGGGCTATTATTGACACCAACACTACGAATAAAACGTTTCTGGCGTTGGCGCAAGATTATAAAAACATGCACATCAAAAACCATCAATGGCCACTGGCGTTGTTGGACCGTGAGCTTGTGGGGGTTAATCCCCGTGACCCCAACTTATCGGGGGAGTTAAAAACACGCATTAGAGTGGAGTGTGAGTTGAACCCCACGTATGTATTGCGTGAAATTATCCGCATTCCGCCCCGGGCGTCCGCGGGGGATGGGTTTCAGTTTCGGGCTGACCGAGGCAATATGGCCCTCTTTTGGACATTCTGGGCTGGACAAGATATCCTGTTGATTCAACCACGACAAACGGGTAAGTCGATTATCGCTGACTGTATTCAAAGTGGCTGTTTAATGTTCTGGTCGAATAACACCGACCACACCATGCTCACTAAAGACGATCCGCTGCGGCGCGCGAACATTCACCGCATGAAAGCATTAATGGCACGCATGCCGTCCTATCTTAACGAAACAATGAAAGGGGTTGACCTCGATAACCAACATGAGATTACCTACTATGCCCGTAATAACCGGTATATCACGGGGGTAGCCCGCAGTAGTGTCCAGGGTGCGGATAACCTAGGGCGTGGGATGACTACCCCGGTGCGCCAAATCGACGAGTCGCCCTTCTTCTTCAACATACAGGTTACCATGCAAGCAGCGATGCCGGGGGGTATCGCAGCACGCAGAGAGGCTATTGAAAGCGGTAACCCCTACGGCACGATGCTAACCACGACCGCTGGTAAATTGAATAGCCGAGACGGGGCGTACGTCTATGGGTTATTAACCGGTGGGTGTCCGTGGTCAGAGCCCCTGATGGACTCGATCGATAAGGACCATTTTGAAAAGATCGTTACTAAGTATTCGCCTGGGGATAAGAATATCGTGTCGGCGGTTTTTTCACACCGCCAGTTAGGGTACAGTGATGAGTGGCTCTTTAGAACCGCAAAGGAAACGGGTTTAAGTGGTGAAGCCGCTGACCGTGATCTACTGAATATCTGGACCTCCGGTGACCTGATGTCGCCCCTTGAAGAACAGGCGCGGGCCATTATTCTTCGTGTAAAACGGCCGGCGGTGGATACCGAACTCTTTGGCGGTGAGTACCTCTTCGATTGGTTTGTACCGGTACACCAACGGCCGCAGCATAACCCACACAAGACCTACATCCTTGGGCTTGATACCAGTGAGGGTATCGGGCGTGACCGACTGTCGCTGGAGCTGGTGGACAGTGAGACCGGAGAAACCGTGGGGTCGATGGCGTGTAATGAAACCCTCTTAAACCGTTACACTCAGTTCCTCTTGGAGTTTATGGTGGCTAACCGTAATACGGTCCTGGTGATCGAACGTAAGTCCACCGCGCAGAGCATCATCGATACTTTGTTAACGATGCTGCCAGAACACGGTGAAGACCCCTTTAAACGGATCTATAACCGAGTGGTACATGAAGCCTCAGGGCCGACAAAAGAGGCCTTTAAGCTCATTCAGGGGCCGTTACACCGCCGGGATCCCGCCGTGTACGTAAAGTACAAAGGCTTTTTCGGTTTTGTAACCACCGGGGACAGTCGGCGGGAACTGTATGTAAACGTCTTTAAGCGTGCCACATCGATCTGTGCCCATGGGATCTACGATGAACACCTGGCGGCTGAACTCATGGCGTTGGTAGTGAAGGACGGTCGCATCGACCACAGTGAAGGGCAGCATGATGACCGGGTGGTGAGTTGGCTCCTGGCACAGTGGTTCCTTATGCACGGGCTTAACTTAAGCTACTACGGCATTGACCCGGGCCGGGTATTATCCGCCTGTAAACGGGAATCCACCACCCTTAGTGTCGCAGAGCAGTATCAGCGAGAGGAACAAGGTCGTCTGCGCGGTGCCATCGAGGCCATGACAGAGATGCTGGAGAATTGTGACAGTCCGATACAGCAAGAAATTATCAAATCGCGACTTAAAGTCTTGGCGGGAAAAGTCAAAGATGATGATACGCTGTTGGAATCAATCGATGCGGTTATTAACGCCTCTAAGAAACGACAGGACCATCAACATCAGCGCGGCAATATTACCATCAGGATCCGACACTAACCTAACCCACAGCATAGAAGAGAGGCCCTAAGGGCCTCTCTTCGTTAGCTCATTTGGTGATAGTGTTTCATGGCTAAGGCACGTAGCACTAAGTAGAGCATTAAGCTGGTGCGTACGGCGGCGATGGTACCTTGCGAAGTGGCATGGCTGCCCTTAACGACTAACTGCTCCCCCATCTGACGCAACTCCAACAAGCTGGGGTCGGTCGAGCGGGCAGACATATAGACCCCCTGCAGACGCGTTAAAATCTCCCCAAAATGTCCCTTAGCCAACTGCGCGCGGTCACGATCCATTACCCCGAAGGCATGGATGATGAGGTTATCAATGAACGTGTTAATAAGCCGTTCATATTGGCGACTCCCCCGAGACTCAGCGATAAACACCAAGGTCTCACGGAAAAAGCGCTCACTGGCGGTAGGCATATATTCCAAGATGATCTTAACCAACTCATCTTTGATCAGGTCCTTTGCATCATGCGATATATCTTGCAGGTAGCGCTTATATTCCGTTACCCGACGAATGGTAGCTCGGATCTGAGATTCCCCTTCGATGTCGATAATGTTCGATGTGGAAATGACGCGTTTACCCGCCTTATGCATGTCGTAGAAGACAGCGGTAACGCTCTTAGCAACGGATTTAATCCCCTGCTGTATGTCTTGAACCGCATCGATGATTTCACTGTCATCGTTAAAATGAGCCCACAGGTTGGGGTATTTATTATCGAGGATATAGGTTGCCCGAATCACCAGCACGTTATACCAGTTCCCTGCCTGCTTCAAAATAAACTTACGGTTCAGTTGTTCGGCGGCCGCTTGTGCAATATCAGGGTCGGCCGGATACCGGTAGGCTTGAAACAAATAGCTGGTTAAAAACTTAGCCTGCAACATGATCAGTGTTGACATCTGTCCCTGACGACGTTCTTTGGCATTAAGTTTGGAAGCGTTCTGAAAGCTGTAGAGTAACCACAGCATGGTCACGTTATAGATACTGCTCACGCGCTTCCATTCCGGATCAATTTTCGGATGGGCATTCAGTTTACGTTGCATGGTATCTTCATCGACTTCCAAGATTTCATCGAAGAGTCGATTGCTGTCCGCATCGGTAAACCGTACCACTTGCACACCGGTTAAGTTACCCCCGAAAAAATCAACATGATCGCTGTTTTTATGCAAAAACCGTTGGACGTATTCCACCATGTTTTTCAAAAGCGCGCGGTCGAAAACCACGTCACTGCACTCTTCATCGAAAATCTTTTTAATGTCCGCGGTGATCGGTTCATTAGCCTGTACGGATACGTGGGTGTCAACAGCCTGAAGGGATGCAAGAACATCCTCATCAGTGTATAACGACTGTAGTTCTGGGGTTAACGTAAGCATGATAGGCGGCCTTAGTCGTAGTCGGAATCATAGATTTTGCAAAAAAAAAAACCCAAGGTAGTAGCCACCCGCTACCTTGGTCGGTTAGAACCTAGTCTTACCGTTAGTGACAACACTCAATTCGTTTTATCGGCTCGCCGCACCCGGCCACAACACTGTTTGAACTTTAACCCACTGCCGCACAGGCAGGTCTTATTGCGTAAGCAATTTGGCCGTTTCCCGATACTGATGGCTTTTCGCATTGCCATCATTTCTTTAAAGCGATTCTCAGGTCCCTTTACCCGATCGGTAATGAGGTCAGACTTAACGGGTAGGTCGATTATTTCAGCGATCTTATCGTCATCCACAGTCCTGTCCATATCCGTCTCGCTTTAGTAAGTGGTCCCCCGGACCGGAGTCGAACCGGTACAACCTAAGGGTCGAGGGATTTTAAATCCCTTGTGTCTACCAATTTCACCACCGGGGGGTTAAGGTTTGCCTTTCCTGCAACCGACCTTTTGCCTACGTGAAGGGATTACTCTTCGCTGTAAGGTTTAAGGAACTCGATTGTTTTCATTAAGGCCTGAATTTCACGCTGGAGAAAATCTTTACTGCAGGTGGTCAGGTAGTGGTGCAAGTTTTCCGTCCGCTCATCATCAAACCCAATAAACGGGTTGCTGTTTTCACGAATGGCCTGCTTAATGCGGCTAACGTCAGCCTTAACCTCCGGCGGCAACAGCTCACAGAGTTCTGCTGCCCATAACCCAGTCTCGATGTGATCGATCGCCACGGCTTCACGGGCTTTAACGACCAAGTCGAGGACTTGCCTGATCCCTAGGGGTTCCAGCGGGATTGTTGTTTCGTGCCTCGACAGACTCGCCTCGTTAACAAAAAGAAGGCCAGATTCATCGGGCATATCCGCCGACACTTGAACGACCGCGTCCGGATAGGTGGCGCGCAAGTTCTTCTCGATCAGGCGCAATACGGTAGTTGCGCCGCTACCGGCGACGGCGATCCTAATGGTTTTATTATCAGAATGACTCATCGTGATGTCTCGCTCCAACGTAGCGGCCGATAGGGTATCAGCTATTCGAGAAAGTCGGGGTGGTTTTTTCTTTCAGCACGAACAGGGTATCCGCTGACGGGGCGAGCGCCACAGCGTCTCCCGAGGACTCAACCAGGATGGCGGTCTGGGCACCATAGGCGTGGAGTAGCGCCTGGCGGATCACGTTGACCACGCTGGGGGTACCGGTGCTGCAATCGCCTTGTACAGCGATCGTGATAACTTGCGGTGAATTCATCGTGATGCTCCGATGGTTGGGGGGCGGTATGCCCAGTAGGCGCACAGGGTCCTCGTTCGAGCAAGGCCTCCTGCCTTGCCCGTAGCACACACCGTTGGGGGAAACATTTCGAGGGTAAGTCGACCAGTTCCGTGGTGGTGTTACGGGTTCCAAGCACACGATCGTGCAGTGACGTGAAGTTTTACGCAGCATCCCTCAGCCATGGGGCCAAGCCTTGGGGTCACGGGGAGACAGTGCTCGCACTTGGCGATGGGTGGGAGACACTGCGCAGCTTCACGTTCAAACCATGTGTCACGCAAGTATTTTTTTACCGTTTTCGCATTTTTCCCCATAGAATCAAACACTTAGCGTTGTTTTCAGGGTTTTTCTACTGCAACTCTCAGTCGCGCGCCCGCGCCCGCGCGCGCGTATAATTGCGGCGAACAGCATTACCAGGTAAACCCTGTTGAATTTTTTATAAATCCCCCTCCAGGGGATTTTTTGCGATGGTTACCCGATAGATTTTACCGGGTTTTAACCCGGAGGGGTAGGTTTTTCCGAAGGAAAAATATCCTTTGAAAAATCTTGCTTCTCTATCGCGTGTGCGTATGCCACGCGTAAAGAGTATTATAAATAAAATTTATTTTATTTATTAATTCTTTGGTTTTTTATATTTATAAATATTTAATATAATA